CTGAACGTGAGGGCGGCGAACTCCTCATACTGACACCCAAGGGTGCGGCGGCAAGCCTTTCCACTCTTCCGCTCAACTCATCTTCTGTTGGCAAAGATAGCAAAAAAAACAATACCAAGCAAGAGAAAGGTGAGAAAAAAGTTGTATCTTCGCAACCGGAGCAGCTCAGTTTGTTTGGCGATGAAGAACCGACGACGGGGAAGCCTTATTACCCGATAGAAAGCGGACGCAGGTCTTCGATGAAGGAGGTAGATTTTCCTGTTGGCTGGGGCTTGCCGACGAAAGACGGACGGAATATCAAGGTGACAAAGGTACTTTCTGATGAGAACCGTCGAGAAGTGAGCTGGACAGACGACGAAGGCAAGGTACACAGCGAAGAGATGAGCACGGAGGAGTTGCAGCATCTTACCGATGTGGCCTTTGGCTTTGCAGATGACGATACTAATAATAACAACTATGGCAAAGACGACACAGAAAATGCTGGAGAAACTGGAGCAGGAGGCGGAGCAGATCGGCCGCTGGGCCCTGTACGTCCTTCAGGAAACGGAGTATTGGGATCCTCTGAGCTTGGACGAGCTGACACAGGAGAAGTTGGAGGAAATACAGCAGCGGGCAGCAGACTGGCTGACGGACAACCGGGCGGACTATCCGCCGTCGGGAGCCGAGGAGGAGCTTCGGTCGATGCTGACTCAGGAGGTAAGACGCCATCCCTGGGCGGTGGACGAGGACACGGCGTTTCAGCTGGAGTACGACCGCTCGGAGAAGAGCATACCGATAGAGGAGCAGACGGCCGACCTGGAGCGTCTGAGAGACCTGTACGAGTACCCGTTAGACCCGGAACAGATGCGTCGGGAAGTGATAGCGGAGAAAGCCCTGAACGGGGAGCGTCTTCAGAAGAGGGAACTGGAGTTCGTGGGTTATTAGCTGGACAGGAAAAGCCCGGCAATCCTGCACGTGATGAGGCTACAGCCACCACACGTGCGGACGATGGCAGCAAGAAGACCGCCAGTGAGCGTGACACCCCACTCAACACGCGAAACTATCTTTACCCGAAAGACGAAGCCGACATTGACAACATGAGTGCCAAGGACCGCTTGGTGACCAATGTCGAAGCCCTTGAAACACTCGCACAGCTTGTGCATGAAGGCCGGCCGGCCAATGCAGATGAACGCAACACATTAGGCAAGTTCCGTGGTTGGGGCGGCGTGGATATGACCGACGTATGGAATGTTAACAACCTTCTGAGCAAAGCCCGCAAATGGGACAGCAGCCGTCGTGAGAATGTTACAGACAAGAATAATCCCTATTACCGTTTGGGCATGGTCATCAAGAGCCTTGACCCGGACGGCAAGCGAGGCGTGTTTGACAGTATCAAGCAAGCTGCGCTAACCTCCTATTATACCCCACTTCCTATTGCTACGGCCATGAATGAGTATCTTTCATTGGCCGGTTACAAAGGTGGTGGTAGTATGCTTGATCCGAGTATCGGCAACGGCGTGTTTGAGGGCACCATGCCCAAGGACATGCAGCAGCGCACCCAGATATATGGTGTTGAGCTTGACTGGCTGACGGCCCAGATTGCCAAGAACCTCTATCCCGATGCACATATACAGCAGTCAGGCTATCAGGAAGCCGGATTAGGCAAGGGCGCATTTGATATTGTCGAGAGCAACATACCATTTGGCAGCATCAAAGTATATGATCCGTCATGGAGGCATGACAGCAGCCCAGCCAAGAAAGCCGCACAAGGCAAGATACACACCTATTTTGCATTGAAGATGATGGAGAATGCCAAGCCCGGCGGTTTGGTAACCATCATGACAAGCAACTCCATAATGGACACGCCGGGCAACGGTATCATCAGAGAAGCACTGTTGGAGCAGGGCGAGTTTCTTGGTGCCGTGCGCCTGCCTGACAATACCTTCAAGGGCGCAGGCACCCGTGTTGTCACTGATGTAATCTTTATGCGCAAGTATAAGGATGAGAACGATCGTGTCAGCACATTGACCCGTGATGGATATGCAGAAAAGCAGCAGCAGTTCAGCAGCGTAGATACGATTAAGGCCCACAACGACAGCGATGGCAAAGACTATGATGTTCGCATCAGCAGCTACTACAAGGCCAATCCCAAGATGATGTTGGGCAAGGTTGTTGCGGGCGGTCAGTACCGAGGGGACGAATTTGGACTGACCAGCGAAGATGATACCAACACCATTGCCAAGAAGATGCGTGCCGCCATCAAGAAGGACGTGGTAGGCGACCGTGCCGGACAGCTTTACGACACCCACAAGACCGAGCGTAAGATATACCAGGCCATCAGAGAAGTCTATGTCGGCGACGGCAGTTATCAGAGCAGTGGAAATATTGTAGAGCAGAACGGTAAGTTTGGCGTACTTCATTCCGTGAGTCATGGCGACGTTGACATGGGTTTTGACTTTGAAGAGAACCCGAAGTTGAACCGCTTTGCCGCCCGTATTCGTTTGTATATACCTGTGCGTACCGCATTGAAGAAACTCATTGCGGCTCAGATCAACCGTGAGCCGGAGAAGGCGATTGAGGGTTACCGCAAAGAACTTAATACAGCCTACAAGGCCTTCCGCAGCCGATACGGTTTGCTCAATGACAAGGCCAATAACTTTATTGCCGAGGATATCGACAGCTATCAGATGCTCAGTTTGGAAGACATCGACGAAGACACAAAGAAATTGAAGGGTCTTGCCGACATCTTTACCAAAAACACCATCAAGCCGACCATTGACACCAGTAAGGTGAACGACCCGACGAGTGCCATAGCCACGAGTTTAGCGCAATATGGTGAGGTGCGTCCGTCGTTCATGGAGAAGGTATTGGGCAAGGACTGGCCAAAGCTATGTGGCGATACACTTTATAAAGTACCTTTCTCAGAGAGCTATGTCGTATCAGACGACTATCTGAGCGGCGACGTAAAGAGCAAGTTAGAGGATGCCAAACGTGCTGCCGAAGAGAACCCCGAGTACAAACGCAACGTCGAGGCCTTGGAGAAGGTGCAACCGAGAGACATCCCCGTTGGCGAGATAAACATCCGCATAGGTGCCCGTTGGGTTCCGGACAACGTATATACCGACTTCATGAAACAGATGTTCGGTATTCCCAACTGGGACCACGTGAAGAGCGGTGTGAGATACATCCCTGAGTCGGACGACTATATCATCAACGTTGACAGCGGAGAGACCGGGATGGATGCCGACAAATGGGCAACTGACCGCCGCAGCGCGAAGGACATCTTTGAGGCAGCCATGAAAGACAGGAGCCTCAAAGTCTTTGACCATCATTCTGATGGTAGTACGTCGCTCAATAAAGCCGCTACCGAGCTTGCCAACAGTAAGGTTCAGGATCTTCGCGAGTCTTTTGAGACCTGGGTAACGAGTGACCCGGAGCGTGCCGACGAGTTAGGCAGAATGTACAACGAGAAGTTCAACCGCACTGTTATCCGTCAGTGGAGTGCCCCATTCCTGCAGCCTGTAGGCTTGCAGGGCAAGACACTTCGTCCCCATCAGCAGGCCGCTGTATGGATGTTGCTGAACAATCGCGGTGGCATTGTTGACCACATTGTAGGAGCCGGTAAGACCCTTGTTATGCAGAGTGCCATCATGGAGATGCGGCGCATGGGCATCGCCAAGAAGCCTATGATTATTGCGTTGAAAGCCACCGTGGGTCAGATAGCCAAGGAGTTCGCCCAGGCCTACCCCGCAGCGAAGATCCTTGCTCCGACAGAGAAAGACTTTGAGACCAAGAACCGCAAGAAGCTCTTTGCCAAGATAGCCACCAACGACTATGACTGTGTTATCGTGAGCCATGACAACTATGTGAAGTTTGCCCATACCAAAGAGATAGAGAGTCAGACGTTGCGCGAGCAGCTCCAGCAATTGGAAGCTGCCATTATGCTTATGCGTACCAATGATGTTAATGGCCGTCAGACCCAATTGACCAAACGGCAGTTGAAAGGCTTGGAGAAGCGCAAGGCCAACTTAGAGGCCCGCATGAAGCGTATCATGGACCGCCCGACGGACAAGGAATTCTGCTTTGAGAATTTGGGGGTTGACTATCTGTTTGTTGATGAGTGCCAGCGTTTCAAGTCGCTTCCCTACGCCACCACCTACAATCAGGTAGCCGGTTTGGGAGATCCTATTGGAAGTACGAAAGCCGTAGCCCTGCTTAACGGCGTGCGCTATCTTCAGCAGTTGCACCAGGGCGACCGTGGCACCGTATTTCTCAGTGGCACGACCATCACCAACAGTTTGGTAGAGGTTTATAACCTTCTCAACTATCTCCGTCCAAACATGATGAAGAAGTTGGGCTACACCACCTTTGACGCATGGGCAGCCCAGTTTGCCGTGCGCAGCAGCGAGTTGGAGTATGGTGTGACCAATGAGTTGAAGGAGAAGAACCGTTTCAGATACTTCCAAAACGTCAGCGAGCTTGGCAAGATGTATGCCGAGATAGCTGACGTAAGGAACGACTACAATCTGAAGCTTCCCAAGCCTAAGCCCCGCACACACCTGGTAACGATAGAGCCAAGTAAGGATTTGGAAATCATCAACGAGCAAATCGTGAACATGGTGAAGACCAAGGACGGCAGTTACTTTGGCATAGTAGGCGACGACAAGACCCCTTGGAGCCTGAACGCCTCCTCTCTAAGCACCAAGGCGAGCGTCAGTCCACGCCTCGTTGACCCAAACCTCCCCGATGATCCACACGGAAAGATAGCGACAGCATGCGAGAATGTGGCGAAGATATATAAGCAGTTTGACGCTCAGAAAGGCACGCAGCTCATTTTCTGTGATACGGGCGTGCCGAGTAAGGGCAAGGAATATGATGCCTATACCGACATCATCAACCGCCTTGTGAACGACTATGGTATCCCAAGAAAGGAGATTGTGGATATCCACACGGCCAACACCGACGACAAGCGAAAAGCGTTGTTTAAGAAAGTAAGAGACGGTCAGGTAAGAATACTGATAGGCGGCACCGTGAACATGGGCACCGGCGTAAACGTGCAACCTCGCTTAGTGGCCTTGCATCATATCGACATCCCCTGGCAGCCGGCAGACACCGAGCAACGTAACGGTCGCGGCGTGAGACAGGGCAATATCATTGCCCGTGACTTCAACGACAACAACGTGGACATCTACTACTATGCCGTTAAGGGAACACTTGATACCTACCGCTATCAGTTGCAGGACATCAAGGGTAAGATGTTTGCGCAGTTCAAACTTAATACCATAGACTCAGACTCCGCCCGCGAGTTTGACGAGGGAGAGATTGATGCCGACGGGCAGATAGACCCTGCCCAGATGGTAGCCATGCTCAGCGGCAATCCTGTTATCTTCGAGAAGTCAAAGCAGGACAAGCTGGTGAAGAAGCTACGCCGGCAGGAGTCAGCCGAATATAACGACTACTTGCGCCGCAAGCGCAACATAGAGAGTTTGAAGAGCCGCAAGGAGAGTTTCGAGGCCTACCAGCGGATGAACGACCGTGACAAGCATTACTTAGAGCGGAACGGCTACGACCCGTCGAAGCCCGGCAACGAATACAAAATTGTTGACGGCGACGGTAAGGAATATCCCTGGAAGAAAGCCACCGAGGCCGGCAAGATTATTCATAAGCTATGGAAGTCGGCCAAGCCGTTTACGTTGGCGGGCTATGGTATGAAAGCCCACGTGGTACAGACTGGTGATGACATATTTGGTTTTCAGATAAGCCTCAAACCCGTTGATAATTATGGGGGACTGAGTGAACTGCCCTATAGCGTGCCGTTGTCAGATACCGACCAAGCAGCCGGGCAAGCCTTTGCCAATCTTGTAAAAGCCATCTATCATAGTGGCGAGGCCTATAAGTCAGAGCTTGACACCCTTAACCATAAGTTAGAGGGCAGCGACAAGATAGGAGAATTCCAATTCAGCAAGCAAAAGCAGTTGGAAGAAGCCATAGCCAAGAAGAAAGAGCTTGACGAGGAATATCAGAAACTCAGCGACGAGGCAAATGACGATGCATCAAAGGAGGACGGAGAGCCGCAAGGGAGCCAGGACAGCGGTGATGACGGGGCGTTGTACCGTATAGCAGACGAAGACGAGGCTGCTAAACTGGACAAAGAGCCGACGGTGAAGGTGTACCGTGCCATGCAACTGATAGACGGCAAGCTCTATCCGCCGATGATGGCAGCCGTGAAGGGCAGGCTCGTAGAGCCGCGTGAGCTTGGTCAATGGGAGGTGGCCGATGAGCGGCCGGGCATCATTGAGAACATCAAGAAGAACAAGGCCGGTGAGGAGATAGGCTATGTGACGCTTGACAAAGGCAGCAAGGATGCCACAGGAAAGAAGGGCACGCCTATTAAGGGCGTAGCCTACAATCCCTATTGGCATACATCGAGGAGTCCGCTCAATGACCAGTTCAAGAGTGCGTGGATAAGGCCGAACATCGTCACTGTGGAAGTGGAAGTGCCGGTAAGCGAGCTCACGAGCGGATACAGGGCGAAGTATGCCAAAGACCCCGTAGGCGAGACCGATTGGCACAGCGGCAGCGTGACCAAGCAGCTGACAGCGCAGGGGCACGCGCCGAGAAAGGTGATACTTTCAAGGTACGACAAACCCGTCAGGGTGCTGAGTGCAGCAGAGACGGCAGAACGCATCATCGATTATATCGGCGACTATGACGTTACCATTCCTGAGAATGTGGTAACTCCACAAGTCAGGGTGGAACTGGAGAAGCGCGGTATCAAGATAGGTGCGCCAGAAAAGGGCGTGAAGAAGACGGAGCAGATACGTGAAGCCATCGAAAGAGGGCTGAGCGTGAGCGACGACATGCTCAGAGACTCAGAGGTGTTTGAGGATGGTGAGAGATTGCCGGTGTATGTTCGCAATGACAATTATGGTGTAACAGGACTGAACAATGACTACCGCAGACTTAGCGACCTTTTAGACGCTTTCAGAGACAAATACCCAGGCTATGTTGCGATGCTTGTAGATGACAGCGGCAAGGAGATAGACCCATACGGAGACAACCGTTACATATTAGACCATTGGATTGATGGTATCAACATACAGGTAGAGCCGTGGAAGAAGTACCTCAAAGGAGGGGAAGCCGTTGCAATGCAACAGCCTACCCAACAGGGAAGCGAGAAGGAAGCCTATATCGCCAGAAAGACCAGGAACGCACAGACAGCCGTGAAGCACTGGGCAGACAAGATGCACCTTGGCGACAAGGTTACTGTGCTGACCAGTACCGATGGGCTGCAGGGCAAGAAGGCACGCGCTAAGGGCTGGTTTGTACCAAAGGACGGCAAGATAACCATTGTTTTGCCGAACCATACCGACGTTGGTGACGTGATCCGCACGCTGCTCCATGAAGGCGTGGCGCACTACGGACTGAGGCAGCTGTTTGGAGAATACTTCGACAACTTCCTTGACAACGTATATAATAACGCAAGCAATGACGTTAAGTCGCGCATTAGTAAGTTAGAGGGCAAATATGACGGTGACAATCGCAAAGCCACCGAGGAATACCTTGCCGGTCTTGCCGAGGATACCGACTTCGAGCATACCGTCAACAGCAGTTGGTGGAGCAAGATAAAGAACTTCTTCCTTGACATGCTTGCCAAGGCAGGGTTGAAGCTGAAACACGCACTTACGGATAATGATCTCAGATATGTGCTTTGGCGCAGCTATGAGAACATGAAGCACCCCGGCGAGAAGCACGTACCGGCAGACGGGCACCTTAATGATGCCATAGCAGAGATAGAGGGCGAGAAGGAGCCGGATGGAGCCACGGCACAGCCGCGGCCTACAGAACAGCGTGGCAATGTGGCGGCAGACATGAAAAGGCGCGGAATGTCCACCCGTGAGCATACCGAGCAGGAGAAAGCGGATATGCGCAACGCCGCCGAGGAACTTGGCGAGACATTGGGCGGTGTAACCGTCACGATGGAACACAACGGCAAGGACGGCATTAAAGGCAGCTACAACACAGGCGACGACACCGTACATGTCAACCTTGACGAAGCCGACGGCATAGAGGACATAGAAGCCACCGTAGCACACGAGGTATTGGGACACGAAGGTTTGAAGGCACTCTTTGGCAGTAACAAGGGTGTAGACAAATTCGGGCAGTTTATCTATGACAGTGCCAGCAAGAAGCTGAGAAGAGCCATTGTAGAGAAAGCCGCCGAGGAAGGTTACGAATGGACAGACCCGCAGCGTTTCACCAAGGCAGCGCAGGAAGTGTTTGCCGATATAGCGTCGGACGGCCCGTCCAACGTAGACGAATTCAGTCTGTGGCGCAAGGTAAAGCACTATGTGATCCGAGCATTGAAGGCGTTGGGCATCCGCATCCGGGGAATAGTGAACGACCACGATCTGAGATACTACGTACTGAAGACCGGCAAGGCGGTGAAGAAATGGCGCACGATGGGCGAAGAGGCACAGCGTGAAGCTGCTGAGCCAGGTCGCGTCATGTACAGCCGCAGGGGCAAGCCACGTAAGCGCAAGGACGAGACGATGGCGCAGTACATCGAGCGGCTTCGCACCTACGAGCAGTGGAAGCATGCCGAGGAGGAAGCCAAAGCCGCCAACGACCCATTGCCGGAGAAAGAGGACTACGACCAGAAAGCGCAGGACGAATACAATAAGGCCATGGACGACTGGAGGAAGGCGAACAATATCCAGCCGGGTGACAAAGAGCCAAGTGAATTCCCTAAGCGCAAGGACGGAGAGAGTCCACAGGACTATGCCATCCGAGTGGCCGACTACGAGACACAGAGCGACATATGGAAGAATGCGCCCAACGTGTTTGACTACATGAAGAAGGCTCAGGACGAATACCATGCCGCCTACGAGGCATGGAAGACACGCTATGATATCCATGAGATGGAGAGCGTAGAAGAAAAGCTATATTCAGGCACGCAGCCACAAACCGATGAGCAGCACTATGACCAGTTGGAGGTGGAGCATGCCGTCGAGCGGGATGCTGAGCGCGAGCTTGGCGATGCCGTAGGTATGGATCTTAGCGCAGACAGCGCCCGACATCATGCAAAGCTTGCCGTGATAGAGCGACGGAAAAACTTAGAGAGCGCGAGTGCGGAAGATGCCATCTTCATCCACGACCTCTGCAAGGACATCGACGCACTTGCCAAGAAGAAAGGCATGAAGCCGGCAGAGTTGCGTGAGAAGCTCATTGATGTGATAGAGTCGCCCGTGGCTCAGCAAGAAGCCGAGAAAGAGGTTGACAAATGGGTAGAGGTTCTGAACAACATGCGTGCATTCCAAGATGCCCATGCAGCCATCACGGCAGACGGCGTGGAAGCAGCCATGCCAGAGCTTAACGCTTTGTCGCATCTGTATGTGAAATACGGTGTGAAGCCAAGTACCTATGAGCAACGCAAGGAGATACACGATGCAGCGAAGGCACTGGCCGACAAATTCAATGACTACTACAAGGACATCACAGGCTATAATCAGCTGTTCGGTGATGATATCATGCAGGTGGGCAAGTATATCGTGAAGATGTCGGATGCGGCATACGCAGCAGCGGAAGCCGGCAAACTTGGTGAGGACCCGGAAGTAAAAGCCATTGTTGACCGAATACACGACTGGTATGACAACTTCTTCCACGCCATAGAAGACGCAGGATTGCGAGGCGATGCCGGTTATGTAGAGAACGGCTATATCAACCATATTTGGGACAAGGAGAAGAGCGACCCGAGTGCCTGGGAGAAGTACGTGGAGAACTTCCAGCGCACGAAGAGTGCCAACATGCGCCACAGAACCATCAGCACCTATGCAGACGGTATCGAGGTGGGGTTGGTGCCTAAGTTCAACGACGTGGCTAAGATCATGAGCTACTATAGCCGTCAGAACAACGAAGCCATAGCCAACAAGAAATTCTTGGACGACCTCAGCTTCCTGACTATCTCAGAGTTGAACAGTGACGGCGAGGTGGTAAGGGCGTTGCCCGTGCTGAACTCCCATCACCCCAGCCGCTTTGACGAGGAACGTTATCAGATGTACCACGTGCCAGGCGTAGGTGACGTATGGGTGCTGAAGGAAGTGGCGAGACGCTTTGCAAGCATCTTCGGCACGATGCGTACACAGGACATTCCCGACTGGCTGACAAAGACCGGCAAAGTTTATGATCTGTTAGGATCGACGATGAAGAAGATACAGCTGAGCATCAGCGGTTTCCATATGGGTGCGCTGAGCGAGGTGGCCCTGGCACAGATGAGGCCAGACAGAGGCATGAAAGCCATCTTCAATTACATACTCCTTGACAGTATCAGAAACCACGGAGAGATACCGGCCTACGCCCATCCTGAGGACTTCAAGTTAGCAGCTCAACATTTGGTACAGCTTGGTGCTACGCAGGACTATGCCGCCGCCGACGTAAACATGATCACAGAGAAATTCAGAAATTATGTGAAAGGACTTCGCAAGGACGATGCGTTTATAAAGCAGGCAGCTGGAGGAGCGCTGACACCGCTTGCTGTAGCTTTGGACATGATTAATAAGGGCATGGACAAGCTACTATGGAACTACTTGCATGACGGTCTGAAAATAGCATGCTTCAAACAGTTCGCCGAACAGATAGACAGACGCGTTGAAAAGGAAGGACTGACAGCCGATCAGCGTGATCGGCTGTTGGACGAGGCAGGCCAGTATGTCAATGATACGTTTGGCGGTCAGTACTGGGAACTGCTGAATGTGAGTCCGGCAGCATTGAAGTGGATGCGCAGGGCACTGCTCAGTCCGGACTGGTTTATATCCACACAGCGGCACTTCTTCGCCAACTTTGGCTTTGGCAGCCTTTATGATACAAGGAGTTTTGGAGAATATGTGAAAGAGAGCCTGAGGCTAAAGAGAGCCGCTGCACAGCAGCGGCCTACGGAACCCAGCGCGGCTGAGGCTATTGAAGACGACGGGGATATATACCGAAAGTTCAGGAGCAAGGAGGCACGTCTGTGCTATGTGCTTGGCGTGTGCGTGTTCTTCTACTCGATGATGAACGGGTTGAACGCCGTGATGAAAGCCAGGGACGAGGAAAAGGAGAAGGAGAAGGCAGATGAGATACGTAAGACCAACCCCGACTACAAGAGTCCTTACGAGCTGGCCTATCCAGACGGCATGAAGTGGTATGACTACACCATGTTTGGCAACTCGCTGGGCCAGCAAACCCACCTGTTCCTTGGCCGTTATGCTGATGGCAGCGAAATGTACGTCAGATGGGGTAAGCAGTTCAGGGAGTTTCCGGAAATGTTTATCGGCAGGAAGGGACTTGACTTCCCGGCCCCGATGATCCAAAGAATGATGGGCAAGGCCAATCCCGTGATAGGACTTGTCAGGGACAATCTTGGCGCATTGGGCATTTGGGGCTTTGAGAACTCCAGTGACATCGAGGAAATCCAGGCCAAGTACGGCAAGCAGATAGGGTTGTTGGCGATGAATGCCCGCCACTTCCTACCATTCTCCTTGCCTACCCAGGCGGAGAAGGAGTTTAAGATGATGGACTTGTTTATGCCTTCACAGAAAGGCTTTACGAGATACAAGGCCGTGGACTACTTCAAGGACTTCATCAAATCAGGGGACATGGAAGGCTGTCGGCGTGTGTATAGAGCCGCTACAATGAATGGTATCGACGCAGAAAAATGTCTGCAAGCCGCCATTACGACATTAAAGGCCGAGCAGCGTGACGAACTATCGGATGGCATCAAGGACCTCAGTCAGGCCGTGAAGCGGTATGACGAAGCAAAGACGCTCAATGAGAAGAAGGTACTGAAAAACAAGCTGACCAAGTATCTTGCCGCCGAGAGTTATAAGGCGTTTACCCGTGATGAAGCCATGCAGATGATAGAGGACTACATGAACGGTGACAACGTAGCCGAAAAGGACAACGACCGCTATATAGAACTCAGCAACTCGGGGGACATCCGGGAAGACTACCGGCTTAGAGCCATCAGCAAGCAAGCCAAGAAGTTTGTGGGACAGATCAAGGACGCACAGACCAATGGCGACACAGCAACGGCTAAGAAGCTTGGTGAACGCTACCAGTCCTGGGTGAAGATAAACACCATCATCAACCGTGAGCGCAGAACCGTGAACAAGCTAAAGAAGCAGCTTGGAAAGGGCAATGACAAGGCCGTGATGAGCGAGATACGGAAAGCCAGGAAGCAGGCGCAGCAGCTTGTGGATGAGGTACCGGCACCTAAGTAAGGGAGCCGCTGCACAGCAGCGGCCTACGGAACGGAGGAACCGCGCCTTAGAAAGGCGCGGAACCGAACGTTGGCACACATAGAAAGAAAGCAATACTTCACGGTGTCGCTCTCTTTAGTATCATAAAAACTACAATTTATGACAGCGGAGGGGCTTATGAAGATTAACTTTGAAAACAAAAAGCACAACGATGAGGAACGACATAAGGAATGCAAGTAACGGCGATCAGGAGAACGGCGGCAACACCCTGAAAGGCTATGACCATACCCGCTTCAACAATGACTACCGTTACATGAACATGGTAAGGTCGGCGGCCTTCTACTATGACAACATGCGCGGCTTGCGCGACAAATGGCGCAGGGACATCGACTACTACATGGGTCGGCAGCTTAGCGACACCGTAGTTTACAACGGCAGGACAATGACTGTACACGACTACATGGAGTTAAAGGGCATGGCAGCACTGAGCAACGACATCATCAGCGACAAGATGATCACGATGAAGGGTATTGTGAGACAGCAGTATATGTCGCCTACCATCAAGAGCGTGGACGCAGGAGAGAGCAGTTATGCAAACCTCTTCAACGAAATGCTGAGGCAGAACGATAACAACAACGACAAAAGCGAGCATTGCGCCGACCAGTTTGAAGGGCATATCAGCCTTGGCTTTATCTGTGACAAAGTGAAATGGGCATTCCGTCAAGGCAGGGAGGACGTGTTTATAGATGCTGTAGATCCGTTCAAGTTGGCTGTCCCGGTATGGGAGAAGAAAGACCTTAGCGATGTGGAGTTTATCGCTGAGGCTCACGACCTGACCTGGCCCCAGCTGCTGAAACAGTTTTTCAGATCTCCGGGCGATGAAGTGAAGCTGGCGCAGATATACACGGCGGCTATACAGAACCAGCCCATCCAAGGCAGAAACGACACAGGTATGAACCAGAAGGACACCACCGACGGCTTTCTATACCCTGACACCTATGGCAAGTACCGCTATTTGGAGATTTGGACGAAAGAGTACAACTATGCGCTATGGTGCCATGACCGGTTGAACGCCACGGCAGGTTTCCGTCCACTGTCAGACCAAGGTGCCATCGACGCTGAGAACGAGCGACGGAAGAAAGACAACATCGTTGTTGATGAGAACGGCGCACCCATGCTTGACGAAGCAGGCAACATACAATACTATGTAGATCCTTCGGAATTGCAGCTGATAGAATACACCAAGCAGATAGATGAGCTATGGTATTTCAGATGCCTGAGTCCAAACGGCTATCTACTCGACGAAGGCCGCAGTCCCTACAAGGTGCTTAGGGACGGCTTTTCCTTTTATTACCATCCATACGTGTTCCTTGCCTATGGTTTCATGAATGAAGTGAGGAGCTTTGAGGACAGGCTGATAGACAAGCAGCGTCAGTTCAACCACGACTGTATCATGACCGACTTCATTTTGATGAACTCCGCCAAGAATGCCATGGCCATTGACGTAGAGAGTATCTCAGATATGCAAAGCTGGGAGGAGATGGCCGACCAATACATCAAGGTAGGAGGCATCATATTATACACGTCGAAGAAGGGCGGCAATCCTCCGCAAGCCATTGCCAACAGAAGTTTGCCGGCCGGTTTGGAGATGATCCAGCAGCGGGACAAAGAGCTCGTAACCCAGCAGAGCGGTGTGCAGCCGGCCTTGCAGGGCGTGCATGCCAACACCAGTGGCAAGCAATACCAGATAGAGCGCGACCAGAGCGTTACGACCATCACCGACTACGTTAGTGCCTACAACAACTTCCAATTGCGTGTAGCGAAGAAGCAGATGTGGACGATGCAATGGCATTATACGAGCCACCGCAGCGTGCTCATCACAGGTGAAGACATCGTGCAGTATTACAACCCGGAGACGATGCAGGACATTGACTTCGACCTCGCGCTGACATTGGACTCCAACAGCGCTGTGATACGAGAGCAGCTTAAAGACCTCGTATTCCAGGCCTACCAACGCGACGAGCTGGAGTTTGGCCAGATACTCGACTTAGCCGACTTTGGTGATACGGCTAAGGTGAAGAGAGCATGGGAAGACTACAAAGCCCGCAAGCAAGCAACAGCCCAGGCACAAGCACAACAAGCAGTTGCAGGGCAGCCGCAAGCAAGCAGCGTCCTACCGAATGCGGCGGCAGCGGCCGCAAACGGCGAGACGCAACGCCGGTTGCAACGTCAGAACGGAGCTACACATCTGCTGAGCGCTCAGGATGGCGCAGGCGGTACCCTTGCAGGTACGAGCGGCATTTCATCATAGGAGCGGAGAGATTATAGAGATAATAATCCATCCACATTTTTAGTTTTTCGGCCTTCAAGTGGGGTATGTCATCTACAGCTTTTGCGCCCCATTTGGAGGCCGTGTAGTAATATGACTTCTCCTTCATGTCGTCGACATTCTTAGGAAGGTTTTTGCCGCGCACCTTACCCATCATACGCAGTCGGCGCATAGCCGGTTTGAGTTTTTTGTTGTCCTCATACGTCATAGGTGACCATACCATGTGCTTGGCATCGAAGAAGAGATAGACGCGCGGGGAGCCTATTTCCTTGTACATTTTCTTGCACTGTCGGACACCATCACGCCACTCACGGGCGGCACGGAATTTCTCCATGCGGAGGCATAGTGGGTAATAGAGACGGAAAAGAGTGTCGAGGATGGATGTTTTTACTTGTTGCTTCATAATGAATTGAAATTAAAGATTATTGTTTTGCCGCTGCACAGCAGCGGCCTACTGAACTGGGCCTTACCAAAGCAGATAGGAGAAGACAGCTATATGCCGATGATCTCCGGGGCACGGGGACGGCGGCGAAGGAGGCGCTCACGCTCAGCCTCGGCCTTTGTCTTTCGCTCAACAATCTTTGGCGGGTCCATTTCCTTATCGACCCATAAGACAATGGCACGTGCCATAACGCGGTCGTCGTGCTTTCCGGGGACGTTACCGTACTTACCGTCTGGATACTGCATGTAGTAGCTGTATTCGTTGAGAGCCTCAGGCTCGCGCTCGATGTAGCCGTCTGTACGCAGTACGGAACGGAGGTTTTGAATGATGGCGACCTTGGTCGATGGGTTTGTGTTGAAGCCCCATTTGACTTCCTTCTGTTTGTGCTTCAATAGCTTGGACTGATTGGAGCTGTAGAGGTTGTCGTAATGCTCGAGGAGAATTGGGAAGAAGAGCTGCGAGACATCGCCGTCAGTATCATTCATCTTGGAATACGCCGTGTTGTTTTCCACGGCAAGATAAGCGTTGTTGTAGAAAGCAGCTATCTGTGCACACTTCATGGCGAGCTGATCCGGATTGCAGTGCCCATGCCATTCAGCCACGACTACGGGAACACCCCCGAACATTTTATCATATCTGTCAATGACCACAATGTCGGACCAGTCGGAAGTCTTGTGCGAGCCACCAATATCGCACGCCACGAGGTATCGGTTGAGCACCTCTTCTGTCTCATCAGGCATCTCCCAAACTTTGAGGAAGCCACCGCCCTGTTGTACCAGGTGAATATCGTCCATGCACTCCTTCCTTTCGGGCGAAGTTGATGCTCCTTCAATGTCACCGATGAAAATGGGCTGTTGCTCCGTGTAAGGCGTTTGTCGTTCGATCTGATAAAGGTCGAAGACCGCCTTGCCGCTGTACTTGAAAGCCTCTATATCGTCGGAGGGGAACTCCTGCTGCATGTCATCGAGGTTGGGATAGCCATCAAACGACTTAGCCTTTTCGATGTACCACTTGATGCCTTCGAGCGTAGCCCCCTGTTTCCACAGCCACCAATAGTATTTGCCATTGTTCTTTTCGTCGAAGCGATTGCGATAAAGCTCAATGATAAAGTCAGCCCTCTCATCCTCGGACTTAAACGGCGTGACATACGTCTCAATCTCGAACCACGCCACAAAGACCGGCACGAAGCGCGATACCTTATTGCCATTCTCATCGAGCTGCTTAGCGCGTATCCACTCATCGTGGAATTCATTCTCACGTCCGTTAGGTGTTGACTCACGCACAACGAAGTTGAACGGTTTGAGCATGATTGGCGACAGCACGGACTTGACGACCTTTGCCGGTGTCCATTTCTCCGTATCAGGGAAGAAAGCCTCCTCAGTGATGTGCGCCATGGCCACGTCGTCGGAACGCGCAGCCTCCGGGTTAAGGGCAGACCCTGTTTGTATCTTGCAAGCGCGAGGCACAAGATACTTGATGTTAGGGTTTTTGGAGTCGTTTTTAAGTTTCTTTACATCATCCGGATATTCCTTTCCCGTTGGGTAGAAGAGCCAGAGCGGTATGGCGTTGATAAGGCGCTCATACATGTTGAACACCGTGATGGACGATGTTGACTGGTGTCCCACGATGGAGCAGTTCCAAGAGATCTTCCAGAATATTTGGATCCACACCATGTAGATGTCAGTGAGCGTGGAGCCACCCCACTGACGGCATTTGAGAAGAATGACGTAGATAGGTTCCCCGGCCAGGCGCATCTTCTCAAAAGTCTTGCAGACCTTTATCTGAGCCGGTCTGAGCTTGAACGGGATGTCCTTTCCGCCTTCCTTATTCTTGATGCGCGCATAGGCATAGGCGAAGAAATAGAAGTCGTGCTTACAACGCAGTCGGCAGAAGCGCCTGACGACCGCCTCACGAGCAGCCGTGAGATTGTGTCCGGGCATGTAGGCAGTGACATACGCACTGACGGAACCACACTTGACGAGCATACGGATGAAGCGCGACTTAAGCATTTCAACCGGCAAGTAAAGCTTCTGACCGCCAAGAAAATCAGCAATGACACAGCTGAACCGTACGCCTGGTGCATTTTCACCCGTCATCGGGTCATAGCTATCCATGAGAACAGACATGCGCCGTCTGTCCTCAACGAGGATCTCCCTTGCAAGTTTTGCCGGGATAGCGTCTTGTTCTTTTATAGCGACCGTCTTACTCATTCACGTAATTGCCAATTCGTCTTAACAACCCCTCCACGGGATAGTATAGCAACCCGAATATGAACATGATGATATGATATAGCCCGGCAAAGCCCGGAAGGAAACATGAGCCAACAAGGATAGTCAGCGTAAGGAAAAATCCAAGACGATTTTTCCCGTAGAGGTAACGTGCTGCAAAGCCAATGAAGAAGCACACGACGACCGACATGCCAAGCACGGGCAGGCTGCTTAGTGGGAGATACGACACGAGGACGGAGAGGACATAAGCGGCGATGAGGCGCGAAGGCCGGAAGAGATTGTGGAACACAAGAAGTGACCACGAGTTGCAGAGCCAGTGAATGATCGAAGCATGTGAGAACAGATACAGCAGATGCCTATAGAGCGGAGAACCCGGCAGGCAGGCTATACTTCCATGAAGCAAGATAAGCGGGAGGATAAGTATGCAAAAAGAGAATGTGAAATATAGACTTTTCATTTCTTATGTGCTATTTTTAGTTGTATGACATGAGGCGAGAGCCCGACACAAGGCGCTTGTCTTGAAAGCGCCCGAAGGACGCAGTTCTGCAATCCCAATTCAGGTGATTTTTCATAGACGGCAACGAACTCATCCCAGAACGCCTCATATAGTCTTTGTCTGTAGTCGGTACTGAAAGACTTAACGATACCATGCAAATGCCGCTTGCGAATATAGTCTAATGCCGCATCATCGGAAATGCAAAAAAAAGGCGTCGGCAATGCTGCAGCAATACAGCACAACTGTTGCATTGTCGTAGGCCATGAAGCCAGATTGCGCGCTTTTCGTAACAGCATAGGCAAAATGACCTCATCACGTTTCAGGTAGGTTTGGGATATGGAACCCTTGTGTTTCATATAACAAATATACTTTGCAAAGATATAAAATATATTTTATAAACCGTTATAAAATGACGATATTCCAGAGAGAGGGAACGGTGTAAGCATAAAAAGTCGTTTGTTTTTTACTTTTTATGGCTTTTACAGGCGTAACATCGTTTAACTTTGGGGTAGATTAAAATCAAAAATCACGAAAATGGCAAAACCACAGAATATCCCACAAGGGGACGGATCATCAAAGAAGCCTACCGGTCGGGAACGTCTTGCAGCCCGTTTCAGCAAGTCCAACCCGGATTTTAACGCAGACGACGATGAGGCTATCTACGGAGCTGCCGCCGACCAGCTTGACAAAGACGACGAAAGCGCAGCACAGCGCAAGCGCTTCAACGACATCATCAGCAAGAGCGACATTGCTCCAGAGATGATGGCCGGGCTGCTGAGCGGCAAGAATGCCGATGGTACACCTTTTGACTTGGAGGACTACCTTTTCACGAAGCACATGGACTTCTTCAACGACTACTTAGAGGATAAGGAAGGCGCAAAGGAAAAGCTTGCAGCCCGAAAGGCGCAGCGGCAGAAGGAAAAGGAGGAGGACGAAAAGTTTAAAGCCGGTCTTGACGACCGCATCAAGAAAGAGGACGCGGAGCTTGACAAAGCGTTGAAGGAAAGCGGATACAAGGAAAACCAGGTGAAAGACCTGATAGACTGGATATACGACGCCGACAACGGTTTTGTGGCCCGTGCGAGCCGCTTTGAGTTGAAGAAAGACGACTTTATCCGGCTTTTCCACATCAAAGATTGGGACGTGAAGATGAAGGAGAGCGAGGACAAAGGCTATAAGCGCGGCAAGAATGAGCGTATAGACATGTTCGCCCACAAGCAGGAGCAGCGCAGGAATTTGCCGCCTGACCAAGGTGGTGGTGGCAGCAAGCCGAAAAGCGGTGGCAAGGAAGACCCGACGCTTGCGGCCCTTGACCGAATGGGTGGTGCTTTCAACATATAAATATAAAGCATGGATAGACGCGATAGATATTACCAGTTGAACGGAAGTGGCGAGAAAACCGTCCACAGTAAACTTGAAGTCGCTGGGAGGCTTATAAGAGGACTGCATTCGCGGACAGGCACGGAGGACGTGATTGACGACCCGTTTTGGTATGGAGCCGCGGCACAGCCGCGGCGTACGGAACGGACTTCCACGCCATGAAATGGCGCGGCACAGAACGGGGAACAAACCTTAGAACTGCACCTTATAATGGCGCGGCACAGAACGAAAGAGTAACAACATTGATAAATTAAAACAAGCAGAAAGATGAAACATTTTAGACAATGGTTAGGATTTTTAGTGGCAGCTATTGCCATGATCCTCAGCGGCGGCGGTGCATACGCAATGGCAGACGACCCCGCCATTCAGAATCCAATCGGTGACATTGACGGCCCTGGTGCCGGTGTTGCCGGTGCTCAGACACGCACTGAGGGACAGGAACACATGGAGGGCGAGTTGAAAGACTTCAACTACTACGTTAAGCAGATCAACCGACGTATCTGCGAAATGAAGTTGGAGTCGTGCCCTATTGACCAGATTTTGCGCTCGGCGAGCCGCACGAACCAGAGTACGGATCTGGTAGTGCATTACTATCAGATAGGCCAGCGCCCCATCAAGACCACTCTCAATGAGGATATTGCTGCTACCACTGACGGCTCTGCACACACCATCAAGCCACTGAACCCGGTAGTGTTCGACTCTATGGACACCATCCTCTTCCCTAACGTGATGGGCTACAAGTCGGACGGCGTGACTCGTGAGACGCTCGTTCCTCTTATGGTGCGCGTCGTGGCACAGGACAACTCGGAAAACCCAGTTGTGATAGCCGTTAACGGCAAGAAGAATGATACCCGTGGCAACCGTTGGGACTTGCCGGAGATAAAGAAGGGCGAGCTTATGCTGCGCCTTGGCCGTGCGGCAGGCGAAATGGAGGTAGAGACCGCCAGCTACTACCAGCTTCCAGACCCCAGCGCACAGTATTGCCAGCGCTTCATCATGCAGGTCGAGGAGAGCATCATCGAGCGCATGTCGAAGAAAGCCGTAGACTGGGACTTCTCCAAGCAGGAGCGCATTGCGATGGACGATATGCGCGGCGGCATGGAGCGCAGCGGACTGTTCGGTGTACAGGCTATCACCCGTTACGGCAAGAACGGCAACGTCTATACCACAGGCGGTATCTATTGGACGGCAGGCAAGGACATTCAGCTTGGCCACTGGGCGCCTAAGATGGAGAAGGGCGAGGACGGCACTTCCAAGCAGGTGACCGTAAAGGTGGATGCCGGCAAGGGTGATGGCAGCACCGTAGAGAAGAAGGTTTGGGAGTATGTCATCTCAGAGAAGGAGTTGACGAACTTTGTGAACCTTGCCATCCAGGATGCTGGCAACGGCAGTCGCACGAAGCTATTGTTTGTTGACAACCTGATTTATCAGGCACTGAGCAACTTGAAGAGCAACCGCCGCATTGTCATGCAGACAGAGCAGAATTACCAGAACTGGGGTCTTGACTTTGAAAGCTTCAATTCTATGGGCACGAAGATCATGATATACCGTCACGACGCATTCAACTACATGGGCTTCAACGGTTGTGCTTTCCTACTCGATCCCCGCTATCTGGAGAAATGGGTATTTGGCAACTGGCAGCGCAAGGAGTATAACCTTAAAGATCTCTTTATCCGCAACTCCAACGCAGTGGTTATGGAAGAGTTCAGCTGCTGGACGCTTTACTTCCCATCAGCCCACGCCCGTGTGCACCGTCCTGACTTTGACAAGGACGGTATGACCGACGAGCTGCAGGCAGCATAACAAAAAAATTATCCTCCTTTCAATAAGCCCTGCTCCACGAGGGAAACCAAGCGGGGCGGGGCTCTTTTCGTTTCACGCCATAAAATGGCGCGGCACAGGACGGAGCCGAAACGGAGCCACTGCACAGCAGCGGCGTACAGAACGGGAGCCAGACGCTGATAAGGGAGAAAACCAACAAATCAACAGACCAAACGACAAAAAGATGGAAGTATATGAATTTGCCTCAGAGAGGCAGTACGTATTCAAGGTAGAGACCGACGGCATACCCAAACTGGTGGCCTTTGGCGATACCTACGGCAACAACGCCAGTATGTTCCAGACCAGGGACCGAAAGGTGGCTGAGGCCATCAGGCGCACATCGATGTTCAGACGCGGAGCCATCAAGGAGACCACCAAGCCGGAAGAGACGGCCGTTGCCGCTGCAAAGCAGCCTATAGAACGGGGAGGGGAACAAGAAGGCAATAAGGGCAGCAAAGAGGCACAGAAAGCCACTAAGCCGAAGATGGAGGAAAAGATATTTACGAACATCACGCAGGCAAAGGACTGGGTAAGCAAGGAATACAAGATACCTAAGACACAGTTGAAAAAGCCTGAGAGCGTGGTGGCAGAGGCAAAGAAACACAAGGTGAAACTCATTATAAAAGCGATTGAAGCATGAGACTAAAGATTGCTGACATGGTTGACAAGCTGCATGTCATTATCGACGACGTGAAACGAACAGACGATGAGGATGACTTTTCCACTGACAAGGACACAGAGCTGAGGGAAGCCTTGCTGACCGGCGCGGAGCAACTTGTTTCGGAGGCACCGTTTGACAAGTTGTTACCCCAAAAGGTAATAGCCAGTCTTGGCAACGTGCAGGACTATGATGCCATTCAGCAAGAATATACAGACGGTCACGGCAGTCTGATCGTGCCAGATGATTTCAGCCGTCTTGGGGAGTTGAAGCTAAAATCATGGAGCCAGACGCTTAGGCAGCTGTTGGACCCCGACTCACAGGGAGCGCAAATGCAAGCTTGCCGATGGACGCGCGGCACGCCACAGAAGCCCGCCGCCTTGTTAAGTACAGACGCGAACGGAAACCGGGTCATACTTTATTGGACAGCAGGCAGGTATCAATATCCTAACGGCGAGGCCATGACACAAGTCTATGACCACAAGATAGAGAAATTCACCTATATCCCTGTGCCACGAATAGAAGTAGAAACTACCACGCAAAACGGCAAGACGACAACGACTGAATACATTGATATTCCGCTCACGGAAGACTGCGAAAAACCGCTACTCTATCGTGCCGCCGGTATCTTCATGGAGTCGAAAAAGGAGAGCACCTTGGCAGACCGTTTGTACAATTTATCGAAATTATAATAAAGCAGTAAGGATATGGACATCGACAGGAGTTCCACGCACTACAAAGGCGTGTTTGCGAATATCTATGAAGTAAACAAGAAATTCCCCAACGGAGGAACCGACGGCGACTATGTAGAGATAGACGGTTGGGCGCACTATTGGAATGCCGACCGCGGCACATGGTGCGTCAATGCCGACCGCGACAGTTATTGGGATGAGAAACTTAGCGCATTGAAAAGCTACTCAGAAAACATCCTCAATTCTATCAGTGGAGAAGCAGAAGAAAGGAAGAAAGGCGACAATGACCTAAAGGCTACTCTCCAAGGCAATATCAATAATGAATCAGAGTCACGTAAGTCAGCCGATACAGCAGAATCATCAGCACGAGAGCTGGCAGACAAGTCACTTCAAGAAGCATTGAGCCAGGAGACACGTGAGAGAACATCAGTCGACTCAACACTGAATGCCGCCTTGCAGACAGAGGCAACCGCCCGTACAGATGCCGACCACACTATACAAACAAACGTTGACAACATACAGAAACAACTTGTCGAGGAGTCAAACGTCCGCACCCAATCCGACAACTCACAACAAGAACGTATCACGGCATTGGAAAAAGCCGGAAAAGCTCATGACACTGTAACATTCCTCAATACCATAGACGGGGCCATCTCTATCATAGACGGCAACGTTGATCTCAGTGATGGGAGTATCGCCATTATCTATTACTCCACAGCTAACAAATGTTTTGTAGCCAGCAACGGAGTAAAATACTACAAGGAATGGGAAGGTCGCAGCTCTTTCATGAATGGTGAAACCCCTTACACGGATAAGATATATATCAACGGCAGCGAGAACATCCCATACCATTGGACTGGTACGGATCTTGTCGCCATAGCAGCCAAGGCGAGCGCGGCCAGTATCTATAATCCCACGGTAGAGCTTGGTAACTACTATGTACTTTGTGATACCGAAGACACCGCTCATTCCGCAGTCCATGTAGCCAAATCCAACAAGAAAGCTGCAGTGGGTCTGATGATAACGTTTGCCATCAAAAAAGGCACATGGAAGACCTATCAGTATATTGGAGCCAACACCGATGACAGCAACTGGTATGACACGGACAACTGGAAGGACTTTGGAAGTATGGCAGCAGGCAGTGAGGCTATGATAGACATAGACCGCATGGTCCCACTGCCAACGGGCTATTATACTCTCGGCACTGCCCTTAATGCATTGAAGAGTTACCAAGAAACTACGGGTGTCAACTACCAGAAGCGCGGACTGGTTATCAGCTACTCCACCGAGGCAAACAAGGTGGAGACCAAGCAGTATCAGGGCGACAGCGCACTGACCGATGATTTCTGGATTGCTGACCTATGGCAGGACTTTGGCGGCGGCACAAAAGTGAAGACCAGCGACACGATGGAGGACGGCGGTCAGGACGCATTCTCCACGGGCGGCGCTTACAAGGCAGTGCCCACTGAGATAGAAGCCGAGGAAAGCGAGGGCAGCGTTGCTTTGCGGCTGAAAAGCAAGGGCGGTGACGTACTCTCAGAGACCCAGTTTGCCGTAGGCACTGGCAGCGGCAGCACCGGCGGCACGACTGTAGCCATCAACTTTGAGGACGACCCGTTCTATGTACGCGCCGGTGGCACCGCCATCTTGAAGGCAGCCATACGAAGCGTCACCCAGCTTGCCGACGGCTCCGCTCAGGACAACAAGATAGCCAGTGTTGTGTTCACGAACAGGACGACGAAGACCGTAGTTGCCAGTTTCAAGCCCAATCAGGCGAGCAGCTCATCTCTGAAAGCCTTCAACTTCGAGTTTGACCTGTCGAGCATAGCCGCCAATGCCGGCAGCACGGAACTGCAAGCCGTTGCCACGGACGCTACTGGCAAGACCGCCACGAGAAATGTAGAGCTGATTGCCGTTGACGTAACTGTGGAAAGCAGTCAGACGCTGAACTACACCAAGGACACGAGTTTGCAGGTCGGCGGACAGAAAGTCAGCATACCTATGTACCGTTTCCCGCACAACGCCAGTGACAAGGGCATACAGACGAAGATAGAGATATACAAGAGCGGCGCATGGGAAACCTTGGAGAACGTGCTTGTAAAGGACACCTATACCCATAACGTCACCGTGGACCCCACGGGCATGGGTCATGGTGCCTACCCACTGAGGATACAGGGCACCGATGTCGCGTCGGGGCTTACGGGCAACGTGCTTCACACCGCCGTGATGGTGATAGAGCAGCGCGAGAGCGTGAGCGATTATAACAAGCCCATCGTCGTGGCACGCTGGTATGACGACAACGACGGCAAGGTAAAGCTGTTCCAGACCATCACCTTTGACGTAGCGTGCTATCAGCGAAACAATGCCAACCCGACGGTTGAGGTTAGCGTTACTGACGTAACGAAGAAGAGCACCGAGAGCATTGCCAGCAAGACGATGAACAGAAGCAGCTACTACACAATAGAGAAGCGCATCGTGGGCTACAGTGACGGCGACGAGCTGAGCTTTGACGCTGCCGCGCAGCAGCAGCCTACGGAACAGGGCGGAACAGCAACGACCGTGGGACTGGTGGAGAAGCCGACGTTTGACATCAACGGAAGCCTGCTGAGTATCGCCGAGACCGAGGGAGCCTACTACAAGATAAGCCTTGCCGGACGCAGCAACAGCGACACCGACAAGACCATCAAGACCACGGCCAGCGACGGCAGCACGGTAGGCATCAACGTGCACGGTTCCAACTACTCTACCAACGGTTTTGTTGCCGACAACTTCGGCACCGAACAGGCAGAGGGCCGCATGGCACTGCGCGTGGCCGAGAACGTTACCGCCGAGTGCAGCGACAAACCTTTTGCGAGCAACGCCATCCCCACCAACGGTATGGCATTGAGCCTGACGTTCATGGTGAAGAATATCGCCAAGAGAAATGCCAAGATTATAGAGTGCATGAGTGATAAGCTTGGCTTTGTGCTTACCGGTGAGAAGTTTATCGTCAGCACAAACGGCGACAGTGCAGACGCGCTGAAGAATGTTCAGAGCACGGCAGCGACCAGCTACCTTGACGGTGTAGTGTACCGCATCGACCTTGTGATAGAGCCGCAGGCGAGAGCGCCGTACAGTGGCATTATGCTGTGCAAGGTGTTCCAGAATGGTGACGAGAGTGCCTGTGTGCCTATAGACACCAGCAACGGTTTCCCGACCTTTGAGGACATCATCCACTTCGACGGCACAGACGCAGACCTCTATCTGTACGAGATAACGAGGTGGAACAGTTACTACGACTTCATTCAGGCGTTCAACAACTACATCGTAAACATTAGCGACACGCAAGCCATGCTGACGGAGTATGAGCAGAACAATGTAATGACGGACGTAACGGCAGAAGGCACTACGAAGCCCCGTCCTGACATGCAGAAGCTGCTTGACAGGGGCATCATGGTTTGCGTGATGACAAGGACGAGTGACAAGAACCTGAGCAAGGACGGCAGCCCGGTAACGGACAGCAAGATATACTATCCCGACTACATAGAGTCGTTGAAGGACAAGAAGACCAGCGTACTGGAAGACTGGTATCTTTACTTCCCCGACCGTCCGTGGGCTAACTGCAAGGTAGAGGCCGTCCCGGTGACGAACCAAGGCACATCGACGCTTGCTTACGCCGTCAAGAATAAGAAAGCGAAGTTCAAAAAGGCGAAGAAGATAACCCTTCTGTATACCCGTGAACAGATTAGCGAGATGTACAACGGCGATGAGACTATCCTTGCCAAGTATGACGACGCTGCCAAACTTGCCGCCAAAAAGAAGATACGCATCAAGGAAGGTAGCACACCCATCAACACCATCACGGTGAAGGTGGACTACTCCGACTCAGCCGGTGCGAACAACTGTGCCCTTATGGAGCAGATGAACGACACCCAGATGGCACTTGGCACGGACTACATCACCCCGTCGCAGCGTTATAATACAAACAAGAGCGAAGAGCTTCACAGCAGCATTGACGGTGTAACGTGCGCATTGTTCCGTACAGACTACAAGATAGGACAGGACAAAGGCGCAGAGGCAGCCACCCTTCCTGAGAACGCCTACTTCCATTCCAAGGCGAACTTCAACGCCGACAAAGGCAACCCGCACTTCTTCGGTTTCGAGGACGTGGAGGGCTATAACCTTGGCTGCGTGAACTATGGCGACTTCAAGGAAATTGTTACCCCTCGCGGCACCGACATCGACGACTACAAGGCAACAGTGCTGAGCAATCCGGACAGCCTCGTCCCGGGCACGCTGTACATGCTCAGCGAGTTCTGTGGTCCGAAGACCCGTTTCCTCGAGAACGACGGTACGGGCAGCATGACCGAGATAGACGCTGTAGCCGTTGACGACGAACACATCCTTGGCAAGACCCTTGCCGAGGTGCAGGCCGACGACGTGAATAACTACGACTGGGGCGAAGCCTACAAGACGAGCGACGGGAAGTTTGTGCAGTACAAGGGTGGCAAGTGGAAGGACACCACCGGCAGCATGACCTTTGACACCGCCACGCAAAAGTGGAGCATCGTAGGCAGGGTGCTGAACCCCGTAGAGTGCTACGAGTACCGTCAGTACCAAGAGTTCTGCTGGCAGCAAGGAGTGAACAGTGTTGACGACATGCTGAAGACGCTTCACACCGATGATGGCGACGTACCTATCTGGAGCACTTACTATGAGATGCGTTATCCTGACGACGACGATTTGAACGACCTCTATGCGTCAGGAAAGAAAGTGCCATACCAGTTGTACAGAGAGTTGGCCTTCTGTCAGCAGTGCAACCAGAACCTCACCGAGGACGCTACGCAGAACGCCGCGAAGAAAGCCGACGGCAGTGAGGCGATATTCAACGGAGCCGGTGCAAGCACTACCATCACCCTTGACGGCAAGAGCGTAGCGGGAACGAAGGAGAACCGTCTGAAGAAATGGCAGCACGAGATGCACAACTACTTCTCCCCTCAGTCAACGAACTGCTATATCGTAGCGAGCGACTATAAAGCCACCGTTGACCAGCGTGCCAAGAATATGATGGCCGCTGTGTATTTGGAGACAGACGGCAAGATGCGTTTCTACTTCAACCACTGGTATGATGGTGACTCGTGCGATGAGGCTGACAACGACTGCTACCTCACGATACCTTGGGACATGGACGGCGCGACGAGCCACCTGTATCAGGGTTGGGACGGCGTGATGTTCCAGCAGAGCTATGCGCTGTTTGCCAAGGGCGAGGGCGTATGGACGGACGACAGCGGCAAGAGCGTACTGACACTGCATGATACCGCAGCCGCCATGCGCGGCACCAAGACCAGCACCGGCCTTGACATCTTCAGTGCCGACGGCTGCTACCGCTACTGGATGACAAACCGCATACTGAAATGGCCAAAGGTCGTTTCCAGTTTCGACGGCGAGCGCAAGTATATCGAGACAGCCACAGCCGCCGACAACCACTACCCGGCACTTCACGGGCTGCGCCTTGACAGTCTGCCCGCCTTCCAGCGCAAGCGCTTCGCCTATAGGGACGGCTACTTCCAGACCGGCGACCTCTTCAAGAAGTTCTTCCAAGCCCGTATGATGGGCCCCATCAAGGTGAAGATAACAGCCGCACAGGACGGATACTTCGGTATGGGCGTGGACTCTACGAGCAGCGCCAAGTACGCCTGCTATCTGAAAGCCGGAGAGAGCTACACCTTTAGCGACGCAGCCGCCGGAGAAGGTGGCAAGCTGATATACATCTTCGGTGCAGACAAGATAGGCACCCTTGACCTCAGCGGCTGCACGCCAAAGAACTCGAACTGGATGATAGCCGACTGCACGCTGCTTAGAAAGCTCATTCTCGGCGGTACGGACTACACGCCTGCCTACACCACCGACATACTGAGCGCACTGAGCCTTGGACAGATGCCCTTCTTGGAAGAGATAGACGTCAGAAACACCAAGATACTAACGCTGAACGCCAGCGGCTGTCCGCGTCTGAAGAGCGTGTTTGCGGAGGGCAGCTTGCTCCAGACGTTCAACGTAGCCGAGGCGAGCCCGATAGAGACCCTGCACCTTCCGGCCAGCATGACCGACTTGAAGTTTGTGAACCTTCCTAAGCTCAGCTACGTGAAGGGCGGCGGCATGACGATAGAGGGTTTTGCTAATGTGAAGACACTGACGGTGAATGGTTGTCCGAACATCGACGGAGTATCACTCCTGACGGATGTTGTGAACGGCGGAGCGACGCTGACGGGCGTGAGCATCACGGACATCAACAAGAAAGGCGATACCACGCTTTTGCAAGCCTTGCAGAAAATGGGCACGACGGGACTTGGCTCAGAGAGTAAGACGACCTGTGACGGACTGACGGGCCGGTGGACAATGAAAAGCTACACCGACGAGGATGTTCTGAATAGTTTGCAAGCATACTTCACGGGGCTTGATGTGCGCCAGAATTCCTACACGGACTATGTAGAGGACGATTTGGTAGACGACCCGGAGAATGTTACGAACCTTGACAACGAGACTGGCTACCAGTTTAGTAATACCTACACACCGAGCGGACATATCTTGAAGATACGGCAGAAGAGTGTGCCAGTAAAGGGTAAGTATGATGCAGTCACTAAGAAGATGACTTTAACGAAGATTAGCGAGACAGACTACACGAAATATGCTGATGGCTCGAACTTCGATAATAAGGACACCTTAGGCGAAATGTACGACTGCTTTATGTATATCCCGCACTACTGGTATAAGGGTATCAATGACTTCAAGACGCAACAGAAACACACGTTGCTAAGTTCCTTGATGCAGGAGCCGGAAGCCACGTACACTAAGAAGAACCAGCCGAAACTTAATGAGATACTATATGCTGACAACAAAGGTGTGCAGACTACAGGAATGACTAAGGGAAAGACATTCAGCGATGATATGTTGGAAACTCTTTCAAGTTGTGCTGTGTACCGCCTTGATGTGGAGGGAATGAAGCAGGCGAGATACCCTGCCATCAACCACGCTCAGTACGGTAGTGTCTTCGTAGATGCGAGCGGAAAGATTGTACAGGCTGATACCCTTGCCATCACTGGTACTGCAAACTCGCCTTTGGACTTCTTCCCGGAGCAGGGCGATTATGTCTATCGTGATGTGCCGGAGGGCTCGAAATGGTTGTACTTCACTTGCAACAGAGGGCTGACAGATGATGTTATGGTTCGTGCCGTTGACAGTAGCGACATCGAGGCACTCGAAGACTGGGTAGAGCATAAATCTACCTTGATAGGTATCTATGGGGGCTCCGTAGACGACTTAGGCTATATGCGTAGTGTAAGCGGGAGAAAGACAAGAACCGGAGACGGCACAAGTACTACATTTGCCGACTGGAAGTATGACAGCAAGGGCAATCCTACGGCTATGCCAGTAGGAACGCTGCACTACACATATCAAGATATGCTCAACCTTTGCTTGCTAAGAGGTGAGGGCTACCACGGTAGCGACTATGAGCAGGGCAAGGCGATAGCTATCTTGTCGAGGTGCTATACTGGTAACCGGGATGATCAACGCGTCTATGGCTTTGGCTGTAGTAGCCAGTACACTACTGGACAGAGGGACAGCACTGGCAAGGCTGATACAGTCTATGGACAGGACAGCGGCAAGCCTAATAAGATGTGGGGCTTGGAAGGCTTCGTAGGCTGCAACTGGGAGATTATGGATAATATCGGCTGTAACATCAAGAGCTTTGCGAGCTGGAAGGCTAACAAGCGTCCAGACAACGGAGCTGATGATGTAGTAGATGGTATATACCATATCTATGATATGCGCACGGACAGCGAGCGAACTGTACAGGGCTTGATGTCGCAGGCACAAGGCTGGCCGGGAAATGATATAGCAAGAGTAAAACATGGAAGGTATTGCGACACACTGACATCAGCACTTAATAGCGATACGTCTAAGTGGTCTACCAACTATGCTTGCGCAAGCTATATGACACACTCTAAGGGGCGTGTTGTCGGTCGTGCGTACTACAGTGCGAACTCGGTTGGCGGTCTCGTTTACTCGTACGCGGGTGACGCTTCTTCGGTCTCGGACACGGGTGTCGGTGTGCGCCTTGCCTTCGACGGAGTGCTGGCTAACGAGAGCGACATCGACAGCGAGATAGCGTAAAACGAAAAGCGTGGAGGTCGTGGGGTGCAGCCCCACGACTGACCACGAAAAAAGGTAGAGGACTTCTTGGGCGTGTTGTCGGTCGTGCGAACAACAATGCGAACTCGAATGGCGGTCTCGTTTACTCGAACGCGAATGACGCTTCTTCGAACTCGAACACGAATGACGGTGTGCGCCTTGCAATCAGAAAAGTTAATCGTCTCTATGGGGAAATGTTACGGGATGGCATAAGCCTATGGGCGAGAAGTCCGAGCCTCGGCAAAAGCATACTTCTTAGGAGGTGTGGAAAGCGGAAAAATCTAAGGCAGTGACCTATGACAGGTGAGTAGACAGAAGGCTGAAAGTCTCAACGGTCACGGAATGAAGGAATATTAAGGTACTCTTATAATGAGTAAACGATACGGCTATCTGATAGACCAAATCATTGCCTACGATAATATGTCGGAAGCCTTTGATGAGGTTGTCGGAGGGCTAAGGAACAAGGAACGGAGGGCGTACTACGAGGCTAAGCGTAGCAGGGTGATAGCTGACTTGCAAGCCTTGATAGTCGCCGGACGTTTCCGTGTTGAGAGCTACACGGAGTTTGAGGTTAAAGAGGGTCCAAAGATACGTAAGGTACAATCACCGAGTGTCAAGGACAGGATAGGCTGTAATGCGATAATGAGAGTTGTCGAGAAATATGTCTATCCGATGGTAATAAGAACGAGTGCCGCGAGTATCAAGGGCAGAGGTATGCACAGACTATACAGGAAGGTGCGCACCGATATTCGCCACGATAAAGAAGGTACTGGGTATTATTACAAATGTGATATTCGGAAGTTCTACCAGAGTATAGACCAAAAAGTAATGTGGGGCGTGGTATTGGAGTATATCAAAGACCCGATATTATTGCCGATGCTAAAGAACCTCGTGGAAATGATGCCGGAGGGCTTGTCGATAGGGTTAAGGAGCAGTCAGTGCTTTGGCAATCTGCTGCTGGCACGTATCGACCATCTGATGAAAGAGAAATACCACGTAAGGTATTACTACAGATATTGTGATGATATAGTCATGATGGCAGCAACTAAGAAAGAGCTATGGCGGCTTCGAAACATACTGCATAGGGAAGTGGAAGCACTGGGACTGGTTATTAAGCCAGATGAGGCTATACGACCTATAACGGAGGGTTTGGACTTCTTAGGGTATGTCGATGATGGCAGCCATACGAGATTGAGAAAGAGAACAAAGCAGAAGGCCGCACGGAAGCTGGCAAAGGTCAAGAGCCGGAAAAGAAGGCAGGAGATTATAGGAAGCCTTAAAGGCATGGCTAAGTGGGGCGACTGCAATAATATGTACTACAAATTAACAGGCAAGAAAATGAAAACTTTTAAAGAGTTAGGTTTGCAGTATGTCGCTGAAGATGGAAAGAAAAGATTTGGCGGCAAGCAGGTTACTCTTAGAAGTCTGCAGAATGTGCACATAAAGATTGTGGACTTCGAGACGGAGGTGCCAACCGAGAACGGACTGCGTACGGTGGTGTCCTTCGAGTACGACAATGGAGATACCGGTAAGTATTTCACGGCTGACAAACAGCAACTGTGGTACTTGGAGAAGATAAGGGAAATGGACGAATTTCCCTTTGACACCACGATAGGTTCGGAGGTGTTCGGTAACGGCAAAGTAAGATATTTGTTCACTTAAATAGTAGGAGCTATGTTTGATAAGATTTTCGGCGCAAACAAGCGTCAAGACGGGCTTACGAAGATTGGACGTAAGAAGTATGAGGCTCGTTTCGGTTACGGCGAGGACGCGGCGGGAAACGGCTATAACTACGTTGAGCAGTTCAAAGGTAGAAAGCCGAGTGTAGAGGAACTAAAGGCGGAGATACTGGCTTTAGTGGATAAGAACACGGACGAGCGGATCATATCCGGCTACAGCTATAACGGTAAGCTGGTATGGCTGAGCAGCGAGAACCAGTTTAACTACAAGGCTGCTTATGACCTGGCAGTGCAGACTGGTGGAAAGTCATTGCCAGTGAAGGTGAAGGTAGGGACCACCGAGGAACCGGAGTACATCACCTTTGACAATGTAGAGAATTTCGGTAACTTCTACTTAGGAGCTATCAAGTTTATACAGAAATGCCTGCAAGAGGGCTGGACGGAGAAAGATAACATAGACTGGTCGGCTTATGAGTGTGAAGATTAAAGGCTGTCTTTGGCGGCCAGGCATTAACGGCTTGGGTGTTCTCGGTTTCCATACCCTGCCTTATAGAAAACGCTTCGATACGGCTGCACGTAACCACGATGCAGAGTATGATGAGCAGGGGAACTGGAAAGACCGCAGGGAATACGATATAATATTCCTGCAATCCATGCTGGAGGTGTCCGAGACAACACTGCAGGTGAGCGTGGCAGTAATCTATTTCTATGCTGTCCGGCTGTTCGGGTGGCTATTCTTTAACTATAAAAAATAACTTCTATGAATGTGATTTGGAAATACCTTTTTATGGGGTTGGGCGCAGCGTGGGGTTGGTTCGTGGCAGAGTTTCACCCAGCGTTTCCGCTGGCAATTGTGATGGTTATATTTTGTTTGTACGATGCCTATACGGCATACAAACTGGATAAGAGGGCACACGTCTATTACCCGGACGCAACTAAGCGACATGAGGCTAAGTTCGCCTCTTTCAAGCTGAATAAGGTGATACAGGAGACGATACCGAAAAGGCTTATGCTGATATTCCTTGCCTACTTGGTCGAGCACTGGGTGTGCATACACGTACAGATACCGTTGTCGTATGTTGTTACAGGGGCTATCTGCTTCGAGCAGGCTTGGTCGATACTCGAAAATGAGGCGAGTTGCAGACCGGATAATGACAGTAGATTGTTTCGCTTTCTGAAACGCATAATGATAGACAAGACGGCGAGACACTTTGATGATGACTTTAGAGAATTTACAGAACCAACAAAGAAAGAAGAAAATGAGAAAGATAAATGAAATTATAGTGCATTGCACTGCTACTAAGGAGGGGAAAGACTACACCGTTGCCGACATTGACAAATGGCATAAGGCACGGGGCTGGAAGGGTATCGGCTACCACTATGTGGTGTATAGAGACGGCAGCATCCATGCAGGGAGACCGGTGAACGAAGTCGGCGCACACTGCTATGGGCATAACCAAAACTCTATAGGTGTTGTCTATATCGGCGGTCTAACTGCTGACGGGAAGGCGGCAAAGGACACGAGGACAGGAGCGCAGAAAGAAGCGCTTAGAAACTTACTGAAGAAGCTTGTTAAAGAGTACCATTTGCCGAAGGGCAGCATTCACGGACACCGGGATTACGCGGCAAAGGCTTGTCCGAGTTTCGATGCAACTAAAGAATATGCAGGGATATAAGATGGGCGGCGGCTTGTAAGCCACCGAACGGGACGGAGACATTAACGGACACTAACAGACACTAATAGACACAATAGATATGATAGATTTTAATAGATTAAAGGGGTGGCTGCTGGGCTTGATAGCTTGCGCCATCATCACACTGCTTGCAGGGTGCAGAACTACCAAGTATGTGCCGGTGCAGAATGTGCGGACGGAGTATAAGGACAGGGTTGTGTCGGTGCATGACACGGTGAGGGACTCTGTTCTTAGGCTCAATGACGTGTACAGGCATGATAGTGTATCGGTGAGGATGAAAGGGGACACGGTGTTTGTGGACAGATGGCACACGCTGCGGCTTATCAAATGGGAGAAGGCTACGCACCAGAGTAACACCGTGGCCGGAGACAGTGCATCGTCGGTGAGGGTGGACAGCGTACGGGTGCCTTACCCGGTGGAAAGGAAGCTGACGAAGTGGGAGCGGGTGAAGACGGACTTCGGTAGGGCGGCGATAGTGATAGCGGCCTTAGCCATTATTGCGGGGATAGTGCTTGCAGTGTGGCGGATAAGAGGAAATATTTAGATTGCGATTTTATGACGCGGGAAATAGGAAGAGAAATTAAATTTGTGGCATGGATATAAAGATTGTCATATCGAGGAAGGGCGTTATGGGGATAACGGAAGGTATCTCCGTAACTATATCGCAGCATAACGGCGGGACACCTTCTTTTGATCAGCTTTGGGCAAGCGATGCAGAAAGCCCGAAGCTTGACATCTATTACCGCGAGGGTATCAGTGATCTTGAACGACGGCTGGAGAAATGGCTACAAGAGAGCAGCGCACAGTTTGACCTACAAGCAACAGGTGAGGACTATACGCTGAAGCTTGACGTGAGCCGCAGCTGGCCAAAACGTTTAGAGGGTTTGCTGAAGAACAAGGTACAGGATTACCTGGTGCACACAGTGACGGCCGGCTGGCTGAACGACTTCGATGGAATAACGGTGAAGCAGGACTACCAGGCAATGGCAGCACAGGACTTGGACGACATTGTGTATATCGTGGGCCTGAAAAGCTTTGGTTTTTCCGAAAAAGAGCGTTCCGAAGAAACAGACAAAGGCGAAGAGTCTGACGGCAGCGTACAGGATCGCGGCACCGATGAAGATAAAGCAGAGGGAGCAGGCACGGACGCAGCCGATGAAAGAGGCAGCGACAGCGAGAAGGACGATAACGAATATAGCGCTGAGGCCGATGAGCGGGCCATCGACGAAGATAAAGCCGATGAAGAGACTATGACATCAGCCGATGATCGGGCCACAGACAGCGAGAAAGACGCTGAGGCCATCTATACCAGTGCAAAGGAACGAGGCGCGGACGACGATAAGTCGGACGGACTCCATGCAGACAATGCCGATGAGCGCAACAGCGATGAAGATAAAGCCACGAGTGACTACTCCGGGAAAGCCGACGAACGACACAGCAAGAACGACAACGATAACGCAGACGAGCGAAACGAGGCGGAAGCCGGAGACAGGAACGAGGACAACGACACAGTGGACATCAGACACGACTTCACGGACTGGAGCGGCACATCTCCTTTGCTTTGGGAGATAGACCTTGACAAAGCCGGACGGATAATGAGACATAATCAAGAATACGATAAAAAGATATAACTATGGCTGAGAAGAAAAAGATTACGCTTACGTTTGACTTGGGCGAGGTGTGCAACGACATACTCGCCAAGTGTAACCTGATAAGCATTTCAGTGAAGGACGACGCGCTTGCCGACATCAAGGCAAACGTGATGGAGCCGGACAACCCAGAGACACGCAGTATTATTTGCCGCGCCGTGACAGAGGCTTTTGGCAAGGTGAAGGTGTATTGCAGCCGATGGTTGAAGGTAGGGCGCACGACAGACACCAATGCCTTGGAGCGTCTTGTGAAGGACATCAAGACGGACAAAGACGGCAACGAGGTGATCAATTACGAGAACGTCGTTATAGCACTGGGGATAGAGAACTTCAACACCGCCGTAACGGACCACCTGAAAAGCTCGATACACAAATATGTGGTGGACTGGTGCATGTACCGCTTCTTGCAGGACCAGCTTGCGGACAAGGCCGGAGAATACAAAGGACTTGCCGACGGCGAGGACTCGAGCAACATCATCCACGATCTGAACATGCGCGAGAACTTCAACAGAAGAAAGGCAAGTTGGATATAAAGGACATGGGCGCCGCTGCACAGCAGCGGCATACAGAACGGAGCGCGCCCTCGCCATAAAATGGAGAGGCACAGAACGGAGTACTACTTTAATGTTTATGTATATTGTAAATTGGTATTAGGTTATTCATAGTAAATGAATTGTTTTTAGGTTAGCGGCCGCCCGTTCCCGAGAGGGAGCGGGCGGTTTTTTGTTTATAGACTTTATAGACAAAATAGACGGCTATAGCAGCGATAGCCACTATAGCCGTCATAGCCTTGCAAGACAGGGAGCCGATGCAGAGCAACGGCGGAGACAACCTTCTCAGAACTTCAATACCTTCAAGCCGCAGGACATAGCAACGTCAAGTTCAAGTCGGCAGCCTTTGGAATATTGCCAATCAGGAAGGAAGTAGATGTACTGACAACGCAGGAGATTGGCAATGTCGGCCCGCATGTGTTCGCGCCAGTCGCCGGGCTGTGGGAGGCCATTGTCCATTGGGTTGACAGGTAGATAGCCCAACTTGCGCAGCTGTTTTTTGGCAGCCTTGAAGACTGCCTTGCGCTCATCAAGGTTGTAGTGGGCTATGGGGCCGGAGATATAGACACGGGCGCGAAGCGTGTCTTCAGCCAGAGAAGTAAGGACTTGGAAACCGAACTCTTTGCGCAAGCGGTTGAGGGGCGACAAATCGGGAAGTTCATTATCCCCGTTAACAGCTACAAGTATGGTACGCGCCTTAGTGTCTATACGGTAGCCACGGGAACGCAGCCGATAAATGAGAGAGGATGCCGCCTTGGAGAGTTTCTTCATAGTTTTTCGTATTTTTGAGTTATTTCGATATTGGTTTGGAAATACTTCTCTGACTGGCTGAGGCTCAAAGAGAGAGCGAGACGGAAGAAGCGGTAAGGGTGAGCGGGAAGATAGTTGGCAAGCATGGACCTCTTGCGTCCGATGTAGTGCCAGGTACGGTTGTCGTTGGAGCCGAAAATGAAGATCAGCGGTGCGATGACGGCATCTGTCTGCTGGTCGAAGCCGGTAATTGCAAGCATGGTTTGGTCAAAAGTCAGCGTGCGCGTGACGATGAGGCCATCATGAAGGGTAGCGTCGGTGTAGTCGTACTTTTTGTCGAGCGCAATAACCTTGCCATCTTTTTGCTGTAGATAGGGATATGGGTAGGAATTAAGAACGGCAATGGGTCTGTCGATGAGCATTGTGGACCAGGCATCATCGCGAATGGAATAGACCAGGGCTACAACCTTGTTTTGCTGAGAGGCTGACGGATAGGCAGCCTTGGCGGAAGCCTGGGACTTAGCCGTGGCTTGTTGTGCTGAATAGGCAATGGGAAGAATGAGAAGCCGGTTGTTGGCATAATCGTTAATGACACGTCCTTGCTTGAAGTAGTCGATAGGCGGAATGTCGAAACCTATGAGTTGCGTGATGTCGGCATTGGACTTAAAGAACTCAACGAGCTTAGGCAGAGCCGTAGCAATGTGGAAAAAAGGGCCGTCGAGAATGTCGGAGAAAGGAGCCACGGACGACTCCACAACCTTGCTCAACGCACGATCCGTGGCAAAGACAACGGACTGGTCAAGCTGACAGATTGAAGCGTCGTTGACGCACACTTCACGGCTGATTGGGTGAATGCTGGAGTATGTTCCCGACGAAGACACCTGGAGAGCCCAGATACCATCTTTGGTGAAAGCCATGAGCGGGTACTGGCCAAACTGGCCCTGCGAGAGCGCACGGGTTGTGGCAGCCAGACCGATGATGTCGCCGGTACCCACGGAGTTGATAGCCTCAACAGGGAAGTAGAAAGGGTTGTTTTGCTCAGAGGTGTAGATGCGGTTGTACATCGTGACAACATCATCGACCTTGTAGGAGGGAGCTGAGGTTGTGGGATAGTTGGTAGTGAATGCCCCCACATGCATGGATCCATTGAGCTCGTTGCAGGCAGTAAGCTTGAACTCGGCCCAGTGTTCTGTTGCCGTAGGAGGCACTGCAGTGTCATAAGTGAAATAATTTACATACATGCGGTCGGCCCTGGCATCCGGATAGAAAAGCGGGAAATTGAAGAGCATGTAGCCTTGAATACCCTCCAGCATACTGGATGCCGTCTCGACGTACTTGTAACCGTTGTCGGTGTTGAGGCGTACGACGATTTTCTTAACCAGGCACGAGGTTGAGGAAACCTTTGTAAAAATCCCATATGGGAACATCTGTCCCAAGTTGAACCCGGCAAACAGCCGCTCGTAGAGTCCGTAGAGGTTTAGTCGATGGTTATAGACATAGCAGCCATTAGGGTAGAGAAGGTTATGTGATTTATAATCGTCGCGCATTTGTTCCTGTGTGGAAACGTTTTCGACTACCGACTGATCTACTGGCAGCACATGCTCCTCACCTGTACCTCCAATGTCATCCGTCTTGAATGAACAAACTCTATAGAAAGCCGACTGATTGGCAATCTTATCGGCGTAGCCTTGATTGGAAAGTCCGGGGAAGGCAACGGTGGTCTTACATACCCGGTCTGTATTGTTGTTGTAGTACCATACGTTTTCCCAAGTATTGTAGAGGCCGAGTACATTTTTTGCGTTCAATCCCCAGTTGTCGGGCTGATAGACACAAGTCTTGATAGTCCGAGCAGGGTCGGTACGTGTTACGGGCGGCGTGATGAATACGTCGATGGAAGAAACGATATCACTCCAGTCTCTGAGTGCCTCAGCAGTAGCGTTATCGTTACGCCAGGTGTATTTGACAGAGACGTTTCGTGGGTAGTACATGAATGTGAGATGCTTGACGGTGAAAGCGTATTCCTTTCCAGTAGTATCCTTTCGGTGAATATTTAAAGAGTCATCGAGGCCCACGGTGTGGTCGTCGTCCATATGAGCGTTGACGACATAGACCAGATAGTTGTCGGGTACCAGGACAGGCATGAAGATAGGCGCGGAGTGCATGATCATGGAGCCGTCGTAGAGGCGATAGCAATAACGGATGAAGAAGTTGGCGTAGAAGTGACCGGCCTTGGCTATTTGGCTATTGGTACGGTTGACCAGTGCCCAGACGTTTTCAGTGATGTCTGCCTGCTTCTCTGTCTTAACCTTAAGTTGTGTTTCACCCTTATTATAAGCTGTTGACTTTGTTGACGGGCTGAAGGCATCATTGCAAGATACTGTGGTCTGCTGGAAGGCCGCATCAAAGCCCTCAGCCGAACCAGAAACAGAGATGCCTCCTGTCTCATAATCGGCGGAATAGTTGGTTGAAAGGGTGAACTGTATTGAGAGAAATGGAGGCTTCTGTCCGAGATACTTGTAGGTGTTGGCGGTGTTTTTGTAGAGGATATAGTGGATGCCATCTTTGTCGAGAACAACGAGCGTGTTGCCAATGGAGTCGATAGACGTGACACCGTCGTTGAAGTCGTGGTCGATGGTACCGCCGAGCTTGCCGTCTTTTTCGAACCAGGAGAGGCGCATGGTGACATCGCAGTAAGCGATGATATGTGTGTAGGCGGTAGTGACATGGACGTATAGCAGGCGACAGTCGTTGTCGTCAGCGTCGGCAAGCCGATCGGCGATGGTGGACCCTGAGAGCACGGAGGGGCGCAGCGCCCCGTCGTGGAGCTCGACGTTGGCACAGAGCGAGAGCTCACCATTCTGTACGGTCTGTTCATCCTTTGCGAGGGACAGACCGCGGTAACGTATTTGCTGTTTCATTGTTGTTTGAAGTTAAAGATGAGACCGCTGCACAGCAGCGGCATACTGAACGGAAGAAGCGGATGTCAGCGCCTTTCCAAGGCGCTGACACGCAACGAATGGGAACACAAGGCGCGGCATGCAACGGGACTACTTAGGGGTTGTGGGCTTGTGTAGCCAGAGACGGAAGTAGCTGTTTCGCTTGTCGGTGCCACGGATAGGGACGAACTCGCGGGTTACGTATAGCCGCTGGCAGCGGGCCTCAGGATTGAGTCCGTAATCGAAAAGCAGATGGGCGGGCTGCACACGACCGTCGAAGCTTATCTCATAGTGATAGCGGCGGAGGAACCAGAACGGACGGCGGCGAAGCGTCTGAATGGTCGTGGCTTGCATCATGCGGTACTCGGCAGGAACAATGGCCCAGGAGCCATCAATGATGTTGTTATCGTCGTCGACGTTGGCTGTGATACGCGCGAACATGCAGCAACCCGAGACCAGGGCGCTGGCGACGTTGCGATGAACGAGTAGGCAGTGTCGCGGTTTTCTGTCGGGCAGGAAGGCACGCTGAAGGTCGTCATGGTTGATTAGCACTGCAGTGGTGAGAAGGTTCTCACGAACGGCGTTGATGAACTTAGGCAGATGGAAGATCTTGTTTTTTTCAGCTATGCGCTTTTTGAGGTACTCCATAGCCTTGCCGCCTGATAGCTTGTGCTTATCCTTGTAGGAGTCGTCGGTGTAGACGATGTGATCCGTAAGTTCAACACGGTTAGGGTTGGACTTACCTTTATGCTTCTTAGCCTCGCGTTTTCGTCGAGCGTCGAGATAACGCCGTTGCTTGTGGTTGAGGCTTATGGTGTGCTTATCTTTATCTGTCATTTCTGATGTTTGATGATGATATACTTGTGAGTGTCGCAAACCGGGGATCCGTCGCGAAAACGGTTGTGCAGCGGACATGGAATGCCGTAGCGGTAGAAGTCGCAGAAATTGCAATGAGCCGGAACATCCTCAGTCTTTATCTTATCGAAAAGCTGAGAATACATATTGTCAAGCTCATGGACCGGATGGGGAGAGTGTACCGCTTGCAGGAGCAGCGGCAATGGCAGTGCACGGTCGGGCCACTTGGCGAGGTGCTTCTGTTCGATGGGAGTATGCGCAACACAGATACATACATTGCCGAAGTTGTCGTAGAGACGCTTAGGCACTATGTAGTCGGCCGTGCGGACGTTGGGCAGCGGATGTTTGAAATACTCGTGCAGCCACGCGGTGAAGAGATATAACTTATGTTTCATAATGCGCTAATTTATTGGATTTGTTCTTTGTGGCGGTGATAAAGGGTTACTCTTGCTGCTTACCGGTGGTTGCTTGCTGTGCGTCGATGGCCTCAATGACACGGACGGCACATTCGGCGAAGGCACGACACTGTGTTTTGAGAGAACGCAGTGCGAGCGTACGGTTAGGACACGGGTTGCCGATGATACGAACATCGCCGTTGGGTATCTGACCGAAAGCCTGATACTTTGTAGGCTGACCGTTGGAGAAGGTTACGGGAATGACACGAATGTCGGGTTTATACTTCTTTGGCATGATGATAGGGATTATAGAATTTATAGATATTATAGAGGCTATAGGCACCATAGACGTTATAGAAGCGTGTAATTGGGCTGCGCCTTGATGAGCTTATCTGTGAGCCACTTCGGGAAGTCGGGCTTGTAGGCCCAGGCGACGGGAGTGGCAAGGAGTTCTTCGAAGCCATACTTGTCGTAGTAGGCATGGGGATCACGATTATCTGACGAGGGACAGACTGCATCGGTTATGCCGTATTTACGGAAGTCGCCTGGCAGGGGAACGACAACAATGACAGTAGTGTCTGATGGTGGCAGCTCTTTGTCGGGGTCGTGCCAGGGATTTAAGAAGTCGGGATCGCAAGCGAAGTGGGCAGCAGCAGCCTGGAACCATTTCTGCATGTCGATGCGCCAGGACAAAGGCCATTTGGCATGTCCGGGTAGTTGGATTGAGAACTGGTAAGCAGCATCGATGATTTGTCTGTATGTTGCTTCGTCGATATCCTGTGGAAAGTGACCTATCTCGACAGAGATTGTTGTTTTTTGTTTTTCCATAATTGTTTACTTCCAATATTCTATGTTTCTTTCGGTCGGCTTATCTACAGGCATGGTGGCGTATTGAGCCCATCTGCATGTGGTATCGTAGCCGTTGAAATATTCACTACTTGCGATGCACAGGTGCCGTCTTGCACGGCGTATGGCATCGCATGGATTTCTACCATAGATGATAGTGCCGTTTGTCATCATGTCGGACTTGCCGGTGTATATTCCGAAAAGCCCTGTGGCAGAGCGTGCATAGTAGTGTTTTATCTGTGCGCGTAGCTTTTTGATGTGTTTTGCCTTCATGTGTTATTTTATATCAGGAAGATCTATTAATTCCAACTTGGCTCTATGCACCAATGCACGAAGATAGAGCTCCATTCCGATTTTCTGGGACTCATACAAATTGCGTGGAGCAGCAGGCTTAAAGCTAAGCTTTCCATCGGACCATGCGTCCAGCATTTTCTTTAAACCGTCTAACCGGTTCTTAAGCTGAATATACTCAGTCTTAAAACGTTCCCGGTAGTCGTTAGACACCATGCCCTGGCAAGACTTTGCAAGTACCTCATTCTTAACAATGAAGTTGTGTTTATTGAACACATCTTCCGGGCACCACGACTTGTAGCCGTCGTCATAGGTTACTTCGTAACCGTAGCCGGTGTTGTCGCCCACTCTGTAGCCTTTGTCTTTAGCTACATCTGCTGGCATAAGAGCGGCCTCAACGAATTTTATTCCAATGTACTTCATATCTTTTCTTAATGTTTATCACTTAATAATTCTCTAAACTTTGGCAAGTAGCACCAATAATCGACATCATCCGTATAAACCCACTCCACGCCATTCCAGCGGTTGACGCTGATGCCTTTGGCAAGGTTCATGGTAATTACCAATACAGTTTTGGTTACATTGCCAAAAAGGTCGGTCTCGATTTCGGGCTTTTGCTCTTTAGCATTGAACCAATAGCCATATATTGGATGGCTGTCCGACCAATTCGCGCCAGCTTCAAAACCCTCGACAAACGCACACGGTATTTTGTCATTCGGGTATTTTGCTTCTGCGTCAGCAAATGCCGCATCTGAAATTTGTTCGCTTCTTGTCATATTCTATTTCCCTATGATTTGCCACGTGCCATCATCATATTGAACTAACTCATCACCAATATCTCCATACTTGGCCTTGATCCTTTGCCACATAGGAGATTTTGGATCGTCAAATCTCGCCAGGTTTTCCTTAAATGACGGCATGCTTTTAAGTCGGTACTTTTCGGGCAGATAGCTGTCATAGAGTTCGACATGAGGAGAGCGCTTGCTCTCATCCTTAACAAATCTTTCGTCGCCCTTTTCCAAAGACTGGACGCATGGAAGACTAATGATGTCGTTCCAATTCTTTCCGTCGATGCGGATACGTTGAATAATCTTGTTGCTCATTCTGCTTCTGTCTTTTCGGTGCCTCCGATTTTGAAGACAAAATCGGCCCAAATGTCAATGAACTGTTTTCCTGCGTATTCCGCTAACTTGAGTGTTTTGAAGGCAAGGCGCACACCGTCAAGCGTGAACGAGTACGAAGAAGCGACATTCGCGTACGAGCAAACGAGACCGCCACCCGAGTTCGCACCGTAGTCCGCACGACCGACAACACGCCTTTTATCATCATCGTCGAGTTTATCATACTCTTCCTTGGTGAGAAAGTAGAAGTAAGGATAGTAACGACATTCGTCTTTGGTGAACTTTGGCTCCCAGCCCTCGTTAAGGGCAGCAGTGATGATACGTAGTTTGAGATAAGCGATGATGTCTGCATCGAGTTTCATGCCGCTATTGTTGAAAGTGAAAGCAAAGTTGCAAACACAAACGAACTGCCGTACAAGCGGATGTTCGTCGCCAAGTTCGTTTATTGCGTCCTGAAGTGTCTTTACGCGCTCCATGACATTGGAAGCGAATGTGTCTACACCGAAGAGTTGCTCCATAAACTCTTTCTGTGATGGTTCAGCCTTACGATAGGCTTTGAGCAAGACTTGCTTGCTGATGGTAATGTTTTTCTGTTCCATAGTTGTTTATACTTATTGATAATAATTATTCATTTTCTGCACGTTGTGATACTACTGCTCTCTTTTTCATCCCAATGAAATAGATGTCGCAGATCATCTTTCACCTCCTTTCAGCCATCCGTGAAGGGGAGTCGTCATGGCGGTGCATGTATGACAGCAGCTTTTTTACTACTGCATGAAAACGTTTATACACACGGCTGTAATGCCTCTTGCGAGGTTCGTCCAGTAGTATGACGCCTTTAGCCACGAACTTCTTCCTATTCTTCTTTGTTTGTCTGATGCTTGTCATTGCTTTTAGAATATCTTTTGTTTGCACGATAAGACCATTCTCGATTGATAAGGTTCTCTATCGCACGAAACTCATCGTCGCTCATTTGTGGAAGTGAATGCTTTTCTTTTATCTCCTTAAAATGCGCTTTTGCCGAACAAATGGCATCCCATTTTGTCGTTGCGATGGGACCGTGAAAGACCATACAAGGGGAGCCGTTGAGAAACATATAGACCCCAACTTCATATAGCACAACCTTACGATCTGTCCCTTTCAGCGTCGATGGATAGAAGATCAAATTTTTGGATAAGACGATTTTGCTATAGTTAAGCCGTGGACCATTCTGTAACCATTCAGTATTAAGCCGGTCAATGGCGGCGGCTATCAAGGCACCAGCCTTTATCAAGTCACGCTTCATCGACTCCGGCTTATAGTACATCTTATTCCACGGCCAATGATCCAAGCCCAATCCATCAAAACCTTCCGAGCTTTCAATATAGCTTTCCGCAGCTTTTATCAACTCTCCTGTCGTTGTTGTCTCGACATCATTCTGAACAGTATAGCCGTGCTTGACTATCTGTTTCTCACGCTCATCACGGATAAGTTCAATACCTGACTTCATGGTCTATTCTCTTTATATTTCAAGTTTTGTAATGTTGACAATGTTCCCTTTAACTCCGGTTTCCTTCTCACACCAATCATAAAGAAAGTCGATGGCGTTAATGTCGAGTCTCTTTATGTCGAAAGTGTTGCTTATGTAGCCTTGTCCTATGAAGAATGTAACGTAATACGTAGTCATGAGCTTAGAAGTCTATAAATTTCTGAGAGTGCATATAGTCGTACAACTCACGATAATTTTCTTTAGCCAAATAGTGCTTTAAGAAATTTGCAACAATTTTTTGCCAGTTACGAGGAATGAATGAAGATGAAGGCACATCTTCATCTAACCAATGGAAATGATGTAAGACTTGAAGCAACCTCTTACTCGGAATATAATCACCAATACCGTATGTGAGATTATCACGAAAGAATTTCTCTACGAGAAAATCGAATTTGGATGATGAAACACCGTCGGGCAAAACGCTGTCACGTTCTGTACGATGTAAATAGTAGGTAAATGCATTTTGTGCATTATCGAAGCAAGCCTCAAAGGATTTTTCCCCTTTGGTTGCGCTTATGAAAGTAGCATACAGATGGAAAAGTTTATCGTTGTCTGTCATGAGTTTGAATTTTTATTAGTCAATATATTTATGCTTTTATAGCAGCGGCACAGCCGCTGCGTACTGAACATAGCTACTACAATTCCTCCTCTGCATAGTTGACCTTGTCCGTGAGAGGGTTGAGACGGTCAGTCAGGCGGAAGGTGTAGGTTTCGGTTCTTTCTTCATCATCTTCATCATCGATGGCCACATCCGGACCTATGTAGTTGTCGAAGAAAGTTCTGTATCTGTCGAAGATGTCGGACACCCAAGAAGGCCGCTCAAAGGACACTTCAAGGTATAGGCCCTCATGGTAGAAGGCATATGGCTTGAAGTCTGGACCATAGAACAGCGGGTCGCCGTCTTTGTGCTTTTGAGGAGTTATCTCCACGTTGTCGCCCTCTCCCTCCTTGCAGCATGCCATGAAGAAGAGGAGGAGCGCTGTTTTACCTTTGTCGGTAAGGACGTTGATATATTCTTTGTTTGTATCTTTTTCCATGATTGTTGTTTATTTGAAGTTATAGTTGGAATAGATGCTATAGACTTAATGGACGCTATAGATGAGGCTCATCAAGTGTGATAGTATGGGATTATTTCTTACCCCCCCGATGAATAGATTGGGATGAGGCGTGCGCGTGGGTCGCAGAGGTCTTCCATGTGGCGGACTTTAAACCACTTCTTTTGTTTCCATCGGCGTGCCTTCTGTTTTGGCGGTAGACCGCCGACGTATTGATTGGGATAGCTCATTGTCAACCAAGAATTTTAGCGAGGGAAATGTCGCAGCCCTTAACCACTTTCGTAGTGATGATAAAGGCGCAGTGATCTTCGTCTCCTTGTGGGTGACAGGAGCAATAATGCGTAGATGAATTGCCATTGCCGCTTTCATGTGTTGTGTTCTCAACAAACATGAGGTCTTTCTTTACTTTTGGAAAGTCTTTCTTGCACTCCCAGTAGTTGGCAACTAATTTCTTCATAATGGTTTCCCAGCCATTGTCTGTTATCAGCCAGTGGTCGTACACGGAAGCTTGCTTGGCAATATACTGTCCAAGTTTGTTGGTGTTGGAGTAAGTTGTAACTTCTACAAAATATATCTTCATAGTGAATTGCTTTTAAAAGTCAGGGAATAGTGAGGGCTCAACGGGCTTTATGGGTTTGTTGGTTTTCCGTACTTTCGCCGTATCTCTTCCGGACAGGGCGGCAGCAGTCCCATGTCCGCCAGACGAATGAGGTAGCGCATCTGTTCGTCGCGCGTCATTCCCTCCAGATTGATTTCTACTTTGATTAATCTCTTTTTGTTGCTCATTTTTGTTGTTGATATAGTTGACAGCGGCACGGCGAAAGATAGTCATGAACTCTTCGAGGCTATCCGTGCTGAGGTGGTTGCGCTGAACGTCCCAGTGAGCTTTGAGGAAGCCTCGCCAGTCGGTATCAGTATCGTCGTGTGCAGCGTTGATGGACGTACCGTCGGCAAGGCAGGGAGTGCACCACTGTTTGTGCGTCCAGCCGATGGTGGTGGGGTTGACCTGGAACTCGTACATATCGTGCATGAGACCATCGGTGATGAACTGACGGACAGGATAGACAGCGTCGGTCAAGCCAATTCTAACGTGAATGTATTTCGGAACGTCCATAGCGGTTGTTATTTTTCAGCGTTGATAAGTTTGCGCATACGTTGGCGCGCCTTTTCATTCTCAGCTTCTTGCTGAGCCTTGTAGATGTTGCGCAGAGCGCGCAGCGTGTCAGGGTAGACACCACCGACGTACTTCATGACGACGGCCTTGAAATCGTCGAAGGAGCGGACGACGACATACTTGCCATCGGCAGCGGTGATGTACTTCTCGAAAAGCTTCTGTTCGGGAGACTGACGACCCGTAGGGGTTTTCATTTCGATAGCCAGGCACGAATAGCCATTGTCGGACGGCAGTTGCAGCATTAAGTCGGCTACACCGGCTACAACCCCCTCAGCCTTGGCGATTGCGCCTTGGACGCGACCGTTGGCAGTGCCTTCATTCTTCGGGTGATAGAGCAGCATACGCAAATGCGGATACTCGTAGGCAAACCAGCGCACACACTGGATTTGCAACTCGGACTCTTTGTGTTGATAACATTTTGCCATAATTGCTAATATTTGAAGATTACACTTTTGCTTTGTTGCTGAGGCTATAAACTCCCCTCGTATGCACGGTTGAAGTTTTCCTCACGAATGAGCCAGTCGAAGTCGACAGGGCGGCGGCGATCAGACGTACGTCCATTGCAGTAGTTGGAACGGGCGATATTGCCAAAGGCTTGCTTGAACTGTTTGCCGGAGTAGTGGTACTTTTGCCACAAGACCTTGAGAGCCTCACGACGTGACTCGGAGAGAGTGCGCACAGGACGGATGGACGACTCGTTGGCCGAGACAGCCTCGTTGAAGATTTTGATAATTTGCATATACCACTGTTCCCAATTCTTTGTCGTTTGCCGTTGATCGTCGTAAGAGATATTCTCAACGTCAGAAAAAGACGGCTCATGCGCGTTTTCTTTTTTTTGTTTTTTTTGTGAAGTATCGGAAGATACTTCACTTAAAGTATCAGTACTAATACTTTCAGTATCAGTAAGCTTTTTTTGCTTAGCTTTGCTTTTTGAAAAAGCATTTGGTTTATTTGCTTTGTCTTGGTTCTTGGTGTTTCCCTTACGCGGCCGCCCTCCCTTGCGCCCTGCAGCACGCCGTTTCTCACAGACAGACAGATATTTAGCGTCGTTTTCATCAATGCGTATGCGGATAAAATTGAAAGCCATTTCTGTCTCGGGATTTGAGAAAGCCATTATCTTCCCTGTCAAGGCGTACTGATAAAGAGCCTCTAATAGTTCCCCTTTGGCGGACTTGCTGAGGCTTTTTATAGCGGGGTACTGTGATGTGTAAAGGATAAAACTTTCCATAGTTTGAAAACCAAAAAACCATTTGCTTTATTAGCTTTAATGTTCGCGCCAATTGACCAAGTTGACTGGACGGCTGGACTCGCGGCACACGGCGAACATGGGGCAGGCCGGAGCTGATGCCACATTGATAACGTAGTGGCTATGTGGGTGCTGTGTGGTAGGACGCAACTTGCACTGCGCCAATACGGGGTTGTTGGGTTCTGTGCGTACAAGTATGGCATGGTTGCAATCGCGGCAGGTAGCCACGACGCCTTTATGGAGGATAAGCTTCTTTGTCATAGTGAAATGTTTTTAGAGCGGCTGTGGAAGGGCTGTGTGTCTCACGACATGGCAGCCCTATGGTTCAATCATTTGTGTGTTATAATAAAGTGTTTAAAAAATATATGCTTCAAATAGTGCCGGGACTAATATCGTGAGTACGATGATGGCAAGCGGATATAAGATGCCATAGACGACGCGCTCAGAACGGGTGAAATGCTCGTTGGCAGCGGTGAGGATGGAGATTAATTCTTTCATACTGTATATGTTTTAAGGGGTTATTTGTGGATGTATTTGCCAAGCAGTCCCTGGCTGATGGCATCGTTGACGGCTGAACGGCTGAAGACGGTGCGGGACCCGACCTTGACGGGTGTGAGCTTGCCCTGCTTGGCGAAGTTGTAGATCGTGGCCTGTGTGACATGAAGCAGCGTGGCGAGCTCCTTAACGGTGTAGTACTGGTCCTTGTACTCGGCCTCAACGACCTGCCGAGTGCGGCTGATGAGCGCGTCGGCGAATTCGCTGAGGTCCTTGGCCGTTATGACGAACAGCGCGTTTGCGTTGCGAGTGGCCATAATATTTTGTAGTGCTGTGTCCATTGCTACCTCCTACTCTTCTCTGGTTACGGTGATGGTGTTGGCCTGACGGTCAATATGAGTGGAGCAACGTACGCCGTACTGCATATTCGCAATGACGCACGATGAGCGCACGGAATTGAAACGCGCCAACGGGAAGTCGGTTGATGTGCCGACTGGCATTTCCCTGAGGGTAGGCAACACTGGTTTTTTTTTCTGTACTTGCTTGCTCATATTAAATTAATTAATTAACTTTATGGTGCAAAGATAAGCATAATGAGTAAATCAACAAAGCATAACGAGTAATTAATTTATTCGTTTTGCATAATTTAACTAATAAACTATGGATAAACGGTTAATGTTAGAGCAGCTCATCAATTATTACACCGATGGCAATAAAACAAGATTTGCCGAGCAGATTGGTGTAAAGCCTCAAACCATCAATTCGTGGTTGACGAGGCATTCTTATGACGCAGAGTTGATTTATTCAAAATGCGTAAATGTTTCAGCCGATTGGCTTCTGTCAGGTGAAGGGAGCATGATTAAAAACGAGATTGATCATACCGTTTCAGATGACAACACGAAAGAAGAACTAATAAAGCTTCGTGCGGAGAATGATGTTCTTCGCGAAATTGTCGGTTTGAAGAAAAAGAACGGCATGAAGGCAAATGTAGGATAGTACCACTATAGAATGGTTTTACAAGATAATAAGCAAGTTGTTGGGCCAGCATATTGCACAAATGGACCAGGAGAAAAGAGTGCAATACAAGGTAAGACATGGACTTTCACTTAAGATAGCTGATCAATTGCTTATAAGGAGAGACCAACAGAAAGTTAAGCAAGGCAATATGCAGCTATCTGTATATATCAAGAAATACGGAGATTACGAGGTGGACTATGTCTTTCAACCACTGATAGAACGTGCCGCCAAGTTGCCAAAAGAGAAATTATAAATAATGCACTTCAAAAACAGATTTGATTATGAAACGAATTTATATATGCTTGATTCTGCTTATCGGATTTTTCGTATTGTCAGGATGCGAAGAAAGCGATAACGAGTCTGAGGCTTCAAAGAATATGGTATCATTCAATGGTACTAACTATAAGATAGTTGGAGCACAGTTTGAGAACGTGATGAGCCAGGGAGAGGTTAATAGCGTACCTATAGACTTGTATTTGAATGAAGACGGGAGCGAATGCCTTTCTGTTGAAGTGCAGCGTGAGGACATAGGAAAGCAAGTGGATCTTACAGACATGAATAGTCTGTATTGGATAACATTTGATTATGCCGGGAAACATTACTCGTGGTTTAGAACATCAGATATGAGATCGGCTTACAATTTGCACAGTGGCAGCAAAGCAAGCATTACCCGGATGAGTAACGGGAAATATTCGGTAAGCGTTTCTTTGAGTTATACCATTGGAATTGCAGAGAAAAGGCTAACAGCACACTATGAGGGAACAGTTTTGAATAACTGGGTAGACAAATAGCGATGGAAGATTTCTTGCCAAGACCATTTGGATGGTTATTTCTTTTAGGCGGATTTGTATTCGTTCTAATAATAGCGTTCTTTGCTGTTTTGTTAGAGGGATTAACTAATCGCTGGAAAATAATAAAGCCCTTTTATCTTGTTGTCAAGTATCTATATTATTTAATAGGAGTAATTTTTATTTTAATGGCTATAATATTGCTATGAACATAGAGCGTCTGAAAGCACTATGGGAGCGTAGCACCGACAAGTACGGCGATGCGGAGAAGATAGGCACCACATACCAGACAATGTACAATATCGTCTACAAGGAACGTCCATTCAAAGTTGACCTACTGGAGAAGATAGCGAAGTTCTACCATGTTCCAGTAGGCTACTTCTTTGATGAGACGGACGCTAAGGGTTTACCCGAGAAAGACAGGCGGATTGCATACCTGGAGGGAAAGGTAAAAGCCATGCAGGAAACGCTGAGGCTTTTCCACGACAAACTATGAGGTTTGCATCTTAGCGAGCTCTTCGGCGGCAAACAGCGCACGTTCCTTGTTGGAAAGTTTGAGGTATCGGCGCAGCATATCCTCTGATGAGTGACCAGTTACCGCCATGATTGCCGATAATGGAACATTGGCGCGGTATGCATTGGTAGCAAAGGATCGTCGGCAGGTATGAGTTTTGAGAAGTTTGTAATAAGGCACGTTTTCCTGATAGGACATATTGCCCTTTGTAACGGTACATGATACGTCTTCAGTCCATCCAAGCATGAGGCCATTAACACGCATCATCTTACAGAGCTTTTCGCGCTCCACATGAGGAAGTTTGCCGCCATTTCGCGCAATAATGGCCTCAACTTTAGGATCAATGGGAATATACACCTCAGCCCCGGTCTTTTCCTGTCGGAGATGTATGAACTTGTGCCCATTGATATACTCATACATCTTGTCATTGATGCGTATGTAGTCGCTATATCGTTGCCCGGTAAGGCAACCGACGACATAGATATCACGAGCATCCATGAGCCACCGGCGATGCTTCTCGGTACGGAAATATCCACTGAGACCTTCACGCTGGTTTTTATTTTTTATATTGTCAGGTATGCTGTCTATCTGTGCGACGACCCAAGCCTCATCTTCCAGGCGCGCGTTGTACAGCTGGTTTATGCGCTCAGTAGTAACGTAGATGTTATCCACTTCCTCGCCTTGCGGATACCATTCCGTTTCATTGAAATCATCATTGAGGGTATAATGGAGCTTCTTTGCAGACCGCATGAGGGTTCGGAGCTTCTGCGTGTATGAAGCAATGGTGTTAGCCTTCAAATTCTTTGATGTGAGAAAGGATGTAAACTTCATGAAAAAAGCCAAATTGATGTCTGACCAGTCAATGATGACATTATTCTGCTTCTCATATTGTTTGATGTTGGCAGCGATGTTTTTGAACCCCTTTATGGTATTTATTGAAACCTTTTTAGTTGACTTATGTTTAAGCCGTGTGCCATCAGACAGCTGCTGAACATAGGTGGCGTAGAACTCATGAAAGGTCGGTTTCTTCTGCTCAGGCTCTATCACTCCCAAGATTTCATTCTGCTTTCGCTCGTTACTTTTGTCGATAGCCGCCTTTTCATCCTGGTGCAGCGTTTCGCGTATGGCCAGTTCGATAGACGTCTTGGTTATGGTGTTCGTCTTGTCCTCTGCCATAAGTTGCTTCATGAGCAGCCAGAGATTGGATGTCAGTTGGTCGTCGATGAAGATAGAGGTGCCACGATGATATGCTTTTCGTGCGGCCTTGATGGTATCGGAAATGAGTTGCCACCGTTGAGGCCGAATGGATATACCGAGAGCGACAGCTGTGTTCAGACTCCCGGACTTGACACGTATGGACAGCATGCAGTCTTTGCTATTGCCATATTTCCTTGCTATAAGACTTATCATAACGAAGATGTTGAAGATTACGTCGCAAAGGTAAGAAATATTTTTGAAACGTAGCATAAACGATGCAAAAAAGTTTGAGTGTATTTTAGTTAGATTGATGTTTTTTCTAATGACGGTAGCTGATTAAAAAGCATAAAATATTGATTATTAGTTTGTTGTTTTATTTATTAGCAATTAAAACAAATTGCTGTGATATAAAATTTAGGGTCCTGCATGAGAATGTCAAAGACCTCGCTGTAGCTGCGGCCTAAGAAGCTCAGCACATGGGGCATGTCGGAGTACTCGCCCGTAATAGTGTCGGGCTCCACCTCGTTGCCGTCCTCGTCCTCGTACCAACTGCGTGTAATAACGATTTCCTTCTGGTTGCGGTCAAGATAGCTGAAGCCATTGAGGTCGACAAACATGCCGTCGGCATCGGTGGAGACGTTGTTGCTCTCTCGGTCGGTGAAGTCAAGGACTACGTTGCCGCGCTCGTCTAAAGCCTTATAGTCGCGCCACTTTCTTGTGACTAGCTTCAGTTTTCTGCCGTCATACTCGACATAGCGAGTAAGCTTCCTGCCGTTCTTGTAGCCAGTCGGATGGAAGTTGACAAAGAAGTAGATGATGGCAGCAAGGAAGTTCTCGGCTGAGTTCTGGAAGAATGCCTCACTGCCGCCTTTCTTCTCGCCGCCGCCTTTGTTGAGGGAGGACAGAAGGGTGGCTGCTGTCTCGGAAGCTGCCGCCAAGTCGGGAATGTACTTCCGCTGGATGGGGTTCACACGGTTGGAATACTCCACGTCGGTAAAGTTGACAATGCGGAAGCCGCAGTTATTGGGCAGCGTGCCCTGCTTGCGGTTCTTACAATACTGATAGAAGAGATTTCTTGCGAGTGCAGGGAACTTATAGTCATAGACCATCATGGCAAAGCCCTTGGCACTGTGCTGGCGGATGAACGGGTCGATGATGCCGAAGGACTTACCCGAACCGGGCGTACCCAGGACGATGGTGGCGCGGAAAGGGTTGATAATGTTGATCCAGCCGTGGTTCAGTTTCTTCTTGTAGTAATAGACCGTTGGGATATTGACGCTATACTCGTTCTCTTCCTTGTTACGGCTCTGCTCAAAGCTCTCGTTGTCGAAGTTCCATTTATCGTCGCCAATCTTCATGCCCAAGTACTGCGCGATGGCATCAAAGCCCTGGTGGATGAGCATCGTACCAACAACGGAACAGAGGACATAGAGGCAGCGGTTGAGTGGATAACCGGCAAAAGCGCCATTGAGGGGCATGCCGTAGAAGACGAAACACAGGACTATCATTGTCGCTCCGGCGAGGACAGGATAGAGTACCATCGTCTTGAGATTCCACTTCAGGCTCTTCCGTGCTCTCGTGCCGATGCAGGTAACGGTGATGCAGACGAGTTCCATAACCTTGCAGGTAGCCACGGAGTCAAAAACCTTGAAGCGATGGAAGAGCTCAAGGACAAAGGCAATCATGGAGTTGGAGGTCGTGACGGGCAGGTTCATCACAATCTCTACAATCAGTATCAGGTAGATGCACGAG